TTACGCGGCTCTCTCAGGCGCCTCGTTGTCATTGGCGACGGGTGTGAGGCTATTGATGAAATTGCGGATTTCCCTGCAGTCCTTGAACCATTCGCCGCGGATTCTGTAACGATGAAATTTCCCGTGAAGGGCGCGCTCAGATGCCTCCCCGCCAGGCATAAGGGCCAATATGCGGAGGGGCTTGTGATGCGATGTCTGGAGGCCAGACAGTCGCGATTTTGGGTTGTTGGCCTTTCCTATCTTGATGGCATCGCCGTCGGTGATGAAGTAGACAAAACTGCCAACGCCGTTGTCGTTAGCGGCATCCAGAACCTTGGCGTTCCCTCGGGATGCCTTGTTATCCGCTCTGATCGACTTATTGCTCTCTGCGGCAAGTTCCTCAAGGTAACTCTTTTCTGTCCTCGCATGATCCTCGCGAACAGCTTGGTTGTAGGCGTTTATTGCGCCCCATAGATCGCTTTCCGCTTTTGACGATTCGGTGCCATTGCCTTCGATCTCAGATGCCATCAACCGAAGCGCTGCGTTGCAAACGTTAATCTTAAGAGCTTGGCGGGCCGAGTTTATGCTGTCGTACCCATCCGCTGCGCTGACCCTTCTGGCAAGATCAATAAGATCGTCATCCCATGATCTTGCCGCGCTCACGATGGCTTGGGCGGCACATGTTCTGTCGTTGTAATTGTCGTGCGTCTTTGTGGCTTCAGCGATGGCCTCTATGCCGCCTATAACACTCATCGGTTCGCCACCGCCGCGCATCACCCTGAGCAAATTGGCGACAAACCTCTTCATTGGGTGGAAGTGATCATCGGGCGCGTGTTTATGCTCGGTCATTTTGCTTCCCTCTTTTTCGATCGAGCATCAGCAAACCGCTCTGCGGCAGCCAGCGCTGCGCGGTCGTAGACCGCAGACGTTGTCTTCGTGGATGCGTGGCCGGCGACTTTGGCCGCGTCGTCGGTCTCTACGCCGCCGTCACGCGCCTCTGTGATTCCGCTCGCGCGAAGGTCACGAGCCCACACGTTAGATGGCAGCCCCGCAGCCTTGCGGTCCTTCGACCACATGCTGGAAAAGACTTCGGACAGATACGGTCGACCGTTCATCTCGTAGACCACCACCGGCCCGACGCGCCCTTCGGCTGGCCAGTGGGCAAGCTCCTCCATCACCATCTGCGCCTTGCTGAGCGGGTACGCCACCGCGAGGCCGGTCTTCATGGACGTCTTAGACGGCACGTACCGAAGCACCAACTGCTCGTCGACATCTTCCCATCGAAGCCCGAACCACTTGTTGCCGGTGCGCTGGTTGACAACATCGCTGATCCCTAGCGAATCAACGGGCACCCACTGGCCGATAACATCCCAGAGGCGCAGCGTTGTCTCATAGACGAGCGCGTAAGCTAGTGCGCTTGACGGGCGGCCTGCGGCATGGGCGGCCGCTCGGAGCGCGATAACCTGATCTGCCGTGATGACAACTTCGCGGCGTTTGGGGAGGGGTAGCTTACGGCTCGCCGCCTTCAGTACCTCTTTGAGCTCGATGCACGCGTCGATGCGGCACATGATGCCGTACGACACAGCAGCGTCAATGACGGCACGCATGAGCTTTGATGCCGCCAGGTGGTTGCCGCCATCGGACCACGCCTCATGCCAGCGCTTAAGGTCAACGCCGGTTATCTTGTCCAGGCGCCTGTCGCCGATACTCGCAATCAGCTTCGGCAGGTAGTGATCGTATGGCTTGCGGGAGTGCGGCCGCAGACCAAAGTACGGGCTGTCTTCTTCCGATTGGTACTTCTTTAGCAGCGCGCCGAGCGTGCCGTCGAAGTCTCCTTCCTTGCGAACGAGTCCAGACTTCCACGCATTCATCTCCGCTTGCAGCAAGGCGCACTTGGCGGAAAGCTGTGCGGGGTCGTCGCGCAAGTGCGACAGGTTGACGGTCCGCGGTTCGTAGCCCTTTGCGGAGGCTACCCACGTAGGTGTGCGGCTGGCGCGGCGTTGGATCCACTTCAGCCCCGGCGCTTCGATCTCTTCCATATGCTTAAGTCCTCACCACCATCTGGCGCGGCGACAGAGAAGCCCGCCGTTATCCCAAAATATCCATCGTAGAATTTCTTGACCAGCGGCACAGGTCTGCCGTCGTGCAGCGGGTCGATGCGCGGGAAGCCCTTTTTCTCGAGCTGCGGAATCACGGTCTTCACCCACATCGAGGCGCGAGCCTTGCCGACGATCGCGACAGCCAATTGCTGGTCGGTGGCGAAGAGCGGTAAGGCGCCAAGCGAGTCTGACGGGGCGTTGTCGTTTGCGGGGGAGTGGGTCATTCGGCCAGTCCCAGGCGCTCGCGCATAATGGCGACTTCCCGTTCAGCTATTCGCATCCTCCGAATTGCGCGTCGCCGCTCTTCGGCTTCTTCCGCGGCGATTTCCTCTTCGGTCAATGGCCGTTCATATGTGACTCGCACTGCCGCATAGCTCTCGCCATACTCGTGTTCCGGGTCGCAATCTACCTCGGCTGTATGCTGATGTTCGGCTGGAATCTCGTCTAGCGCGGCTTGCAGGGCAGCAACGAATTCTTCGAGTTTGTGCGGGATGTTGCCGTGCTCGGCGAGGCATCCCCACCTCCTTATTGTGACCGTCTTGCGCGGCTCGCCCATCACGCCGCCCTCCCATACCCAAGCAACTCCAGCTTATCAGCAATCTTGTGCAGATTGTCCGCCTGGCGCAGAAGCCGCGCGCTGTTCTCGCCCTTGCGGGCAGCCTTGAGGTTTGCGTCGGCGATCTGCCGCGGCGACGTAGGGCAAAGCTCGTCGGCGATGGCGCGGTCGATGGTGAGGAGGTTGTCGTTTGCCGCGACGGGGGTAGTGGTGGCGGGTGGTTGTCTTCTGGTCATGTTTGTCTCCTTCGTGGTGTGGTGGTGGTTGTTTCCTGCCGTGTTGCGCGGGGCGCAATCGGGCAGGTCTATACGCGGGCGTCCGCGGCCATCTGCCGATCGAGCGCATGAACTTGGTAGGCAGTGCCGGCCACGAGAAATGCAGAGCCGACAATGACAGCAACCCAGAGCGCGTAGCGTGCGCCGACGGTGATGAATGTATCGTTTGGTGCGGCGGTACGCATCACAACACGCGCCTCCGCTTAACGGCACGGTCGTCGCGCAGGTGCTGCAGCATCGCGAAGACTGCGGCCAGCCCAACTGGCGTGATGATGGCTAGAATCGTAGCGGCAATTTCTGCACTTGCCATCGTCGTCTCCTCTTGTGGTGGTCTACATGCTGGCTTGGTGGGCCAGCATGTACGAACTATGGTGCAGTTCTACAAATTTGTCAAGCCTTGTTGCTGGCCGCTAGCAGCCCCTTGCCTCCCGGCGCGAGCGCGCCAGATTATGTTGATGGCTCGAAAGGTTGAAAAAGGATCCCGCGTGCTGCTTGCAGGCACCGTCACGAGAATAGGCGAGGACGGCATGATTTCCGTCAGGCTTCGCGGTATTGCCACGCCTGTCACGCTTTATGTCGATGACATCGAGGAAGTTGGACCGGCAGAGAAGGAGAAGCCGCAGAGACGGCCGCCCAAGTTCTATGACAACCCGGAGAGGGAGGAGTGAGGTGGTCACTGGTCTGTCTCCGCCTGCTTATTCTTCATCAGCGCGTTGCGGCTCGTCACCATGGTGTAGCCATCGGCGAACCGGACGAGGCAGCTATTCATGACCTTCGCGCTGATCAGGACTTCACACGGCTGGCCTTTGCGGCCTTGGCGGTTCCATCGGAAAATGTAGGGGAGCGCGCTCATCGGGCTTCCTCCTCTGCTCGAAGGGCGGCGCGGGCGCGGCGGAGATCGCCAACGTCAAATCCGGACAGACCAAGTTCGGGGAAGCGGGGCAGGGCATACACACAGTCGTCCGTGATGCCTACAGCCAGTTCAGCCGCTTCATTAGCAAAAGGCTCCAGCGCCTTCCGTGCCTCTTCCAGTTCTCGGCGGAGGCGGTCGATCTCGGAGGCTGCCTCCTCTGCCGTCTTCCACGACGTTTCGTCATAGTCGCAAGAGCAGACGTATTCCCGGCCTTGGCAGCCGCGCTCATGGTCTCCACGGCTGATGTTCCGCAACCGCTCTACCAAGTCCTTCCGGTCTTCTTTATTCATGGGTGGGCTCCTCGGTGAGGGCGGCGGTGGTTAGCGCCTCGGCCTGTATGGTCCTCTGCCTGTAGCTCTTGATGCCCTCGTCATAGGTCGCGCCATTGGTGTAGCGGTTGGCGCCGGGCATTCTGGGGTAAAGGGCGTCCAGCTCATCCACGGTCAGCTTGGTCTCCGCGCCATCCTTGTCGAGCCAGAAGCCGCCGCTCCACGGGCACGCGACGAGGATGCGACCGTTTATCTGCACGACGTCCCAGTTATGGGCGGCGAGGTTGGCTGCGCGGCCGCGCGCGCCCTGCGAGTATTCGGAGAAGATCGTCTCCCATTCCTCTCGGGTGCAGCATATCTCACGCTTCGCCCCGTAGGGGACGGCGGTGTATAGGCGCTTCACGGTCATCGGCGTGCGTCCTTCCTGAGATCGGAGAGCGTGCAATCGATGCAGTCGATCAGGTCGCGATAGGAGCGCCAATTCGGGAAGCGTTCTTCGATTTGCCCAATGATCTGATCCGCAACAGCCATCCGTTGCGCCTCTCCCCCGCTCTGTGCGGCGTCCGTATCGGCGGGGGTGCGGCGCTCTCGCATGAGCGCGTGAATGATGGCCTCTTTCGCGTATTCGTGGTTGTTAACATTTAGGATGTTCAGCGAGAGGTATTCGGCCTTCAAGGCGATGTCGTCGGGGACTCCCTCTACCGCCTCCGGCTTATCGAGAAGGCAGGAGCGGATGCGGGAGGAGAGCGCTTCGGAATTGTCGAGGACCCATTCGCACAGCGAGGCTGTCTCGCCGTATACGTTCAACTGCTCTCGGTCTTGCCAGTTGCGGCGTTCCCAACTGATGCCGCGATCGGTCTTCGGCAGCTTCTCAAGTTTTCCCAGCAGCTCGGTCAGTGTATCCGTCATGTCCGTTCCCTCGCGTCGCGCATCTCACCCCAAGCATTCAATTCCTCAATGGCGCAACGATGCCGCCGGAATCGGTCGTGGCCGCGCCCCGGAAGGGTGCGACCTGATGTGGGCCGGCCATGCTTCTTGGCTTTGTGATCGGGGCGGAGCATGCGCTCAACGCTACATGCCGCTACCGGCACGTCATCGAAATCGTCTGCGGAAAGGTGGTATCTCATGACTGTCTCCTCATGGCCGTCGGGCCGGTGGTGGTGCGCTCTGGTCGTGGGCGCTGAGGAGAGTTATAGGGCTACAATCAATTGTAGTCAACAAGCAATTGTTACGACACCGGCACGCTACCAATATTTTCCGGCGAGAATGATAGGATGCACGCTCACAACTTGTTCGCGCGTGAACTCAATCTTCTTCGTCGGATTGTACTGCTGCAGCACGAGCTTGTTGGCGGTCCAGCCGACGAACTCCTTGACGAATCCGCGGGGAGGGGCGCCGTCATCGTCCTCGTTATCGGGGTGGATCTGGATAACCACATCGTCACCACGGCGCGGCGGCTTTGTCGGATGGACCCAGACAGTCTCACCTGGCCGGAAGCGCGGCACCATTGATTCGCCGTCGATATAGACCGCATAGGCGTTCGGCACGTTCTCGAGCGACGGTGGGCAATCGACGTAATCCAAAACCGACCCGTTGAAGATGTATTCTCCGTCTTCTCCGCCCACGGCTTCCCCCAACACTGGTAGCAGTTTCTTCTTGCGCGGCTCCATGTCCGCCGGTTCGCCGATCGTCGCGTTCGGTCGAGGCGAGTGCTCACCCCACTTGCTGGCGACGACGGAAAACGGCTCGCGGAGTGGCGGCAGCACAGCCCTGTATTTCCGCAGGCCCGCCAGAGACGCCACCTTCTCCGGATCCCTACCAGCCTCGGTCATCATTTGGCGCATCTCCTGCTCGTCGATCCCGAGTTCGCGCGCAAGCTCGCGCCAGACCAGGGACGACGCCGAGCGGCCCGCAAATAGGTTGTTGATCGCCTGTTGGCTTTGACCGACGCGCCGAGCGAGTTCGGCTTGCGTGATTCCTGCCTCTTCCAGCTTCGCGGCCAGAGTGTCTGTTAATCGGCTCATTGTGAAATGTCCCTTTATGCATCAACAACTTATACCACGGCCTACAAAAAGGCAAACAATGGTACTTGACGACTCATGATAACAATTGTAGTTGTAGATTGTAACGAACGGACATGTACAAAGTTCCGGCATCAAAAAGAAAAGCCAGCAGGGCGCTAGACCCAAAGAACGGCAAAGGAGTGACGCAATGATCAAGGATGTTGAAGGCACCAGAAGAAGACGCGGCGCCATGAGGGCGCACAGAAGACGATTTTGCGGCCAGAGAGGGCCGCCCTAAACGAACAAAGAAACAATTCCCAAGACGAGACAGGAGGTCGGCCATGAACAGAAATAACAACAACAGCATGGCCGATCGCAGAAACCGTAACGCTGCCCGCCTAGACCGCGGGTGGCGTTATTTTCGTTGCCGCACGGCAACGGCAGGAAACACTTATGGGGCTCTTGAACCTTTCGGCCGGCACCACCCGCAAACAAGAACCCCATAGTCCGTACTAGCAAGGGCAGGAGACCGGCTGACGCTGACCTTTGGACCCAAGCTTTCCATATCGCCACCACAGCGACGCGAATTCCCTACCAAGGTTTCGCAAATTTGTCAACATAAACGTGTCAAGAATTTAATTCTTGTCCCGCAACGCGCTCGGAAAGGACAACGGCATGAACAGCTTGCACATCGTTGATCGTGATCCTGTTGCCCAGCGCGTAGCGGCTGATTTCCGCTCGTCCGTTCTCAAGCGATTCGAGCCGCCCGAGCCATGCGATCCCGCCCTTGCCGTGCACCATCACCTCGTTTCCGACCTTCGGCCAGACGGATGGATCCAGCCAGGCTTTCGTGCCGACGAGGAGGGCTGGCTCCATGACCTTGGTGTCAACCGACACGGTGTAGCGGCTGGAGGGGATGCGCGAGCCGCTGCTGCCTGGGCTGCCTGTGTTGGTGGCGTCGAACTTGAATTTGCCTTCTTTTCGGTCGGCGACACGGCCCTTGGGTTGCTCCACCGTGCGCGGCAGCTTCGTGCTGCCCGTACTGGCGACGGCCTCTTCGCAAAGCTCGCGCGCCATGTCGATCGATATGTGAAGCCAGCCGGCGATTGCGGCGTACCGATTCGGCCGCGGAACCGAGCCGTGCTTCCACGAGCTATAGGTCTGCTGAAGGACTCCGATTTCCTTCGCGGCCTTGTAGTCGGTCAAGCCTCGCTTGGCCTGTTCATTCAACAGCATTTGAGAAAGGCGTGACACGACTAATACTCCGGTGCGGGCTTGCCATGGTCGGCATGTTTACACTACAACCTGCATTATTACAAATTTGTCAAAATGCGTCAACCAACGCGTTTTTCAGCTTCTTACACCACAGCAAGAGGAGAATTAAATGGCCAGCCTTGGCGCGACATACCGAGACAAAATCACAGGCTTTGAGGGCGTAGCCACAGGTTATGTCCAATACATCACTGGCTGCAACCAAGTCCTTCTGGCGCCGAAGTCCACCGACGGGACCATGAAGGATTCGCAGTGGCTCGACGAACAGCGGCTAGAGCTCGACGAATTCTCGCCCATCGTCAAACTCGACAACGGCAGCAACCCCGGCTTCGAGCGCGCGCCGCCGCGCCGTTAACCACCGCCTACACCACAGCAAGAGGAGACAAAATGTACGATATAGCGGAAATGCGCGCCATGCAGTCGCAGGGTGCGTCTCTCAGACAAATAGGGCTTCACTTCGGCCTTAGCCATCAGGCGGTTTTCTATCGCCTCGGCGGCATCCGCAAAATGCGCACTGGCGCTCCGCCGGCCGCGAACGACAACAAAATCGTGAAGATGATGCCGCACAACGGCGGCTGCTCGACGACGTCGGGCCTTGTGCCTGTTTCCCTGCCGCGTGTCGGCGGGATGGGGCCGCATCCGTTTATTGACGAGGTGGCGGCATGAGCCAGCAAGATCAAAGCGGCCCGTCCTGCGATTGCGAGGACTTCAGCTTCGGCGACTACGTCAGATCCATCCAGAACCCTCACCTTACCGGCCAGATCATCGGCGAGCGCAATTGGGGCACGGAATACCACGTCAGGCTTGCCGACGGCGCAAGCTCGATCTGGTGGCATTACGTCGAGATCGAACACGACGAAGACGCCTATCCGCCGCCAGGCAAGTCGGAAGACAAGCCGCTGGGCGACAACGTCACCAAGGTCGATTTCACCAAGCCGCGCACGTTGCGGCCTAGCGACGATACGGAAGGGGCGGCGTGATGGGGAAGTTTAAGGTTGGGGATCGGGTGCGCGCCAAGAATCGCGGTTACTCGGACGCCGAATGGCGCGAGGGCGCCGTTGTAAGGGACGACGACGGCTCCATCTTGGTCGAGTTCAACGACGGCTGGACAGGTGGCCATGACGGCGGCCTTAGCGATAGCATCGAGAGCCGATGGTTCCACCACAAAGGCGAAGTCGAACTGCTGCCCATTGCTGCCGATACGGCAGGCAAGTGGCAGCCGAAGGTCGGCGATCGGGTGCGGTTTACTGATGCGTGCAGAAAAGGTTGGTGGTTCGGGCCGCATACTGGGAACAAGGAAGGCGAAATACGCCTTGACTACGGCGCCGACTACGAATTCCAAGACGGTCGTTTCGAGGTGAGCACAGGGGATTCCTTCGGAATCGTTGGCCTTGAGCACATCGAACCGCTGCCCGTTGCCGCGGAAGCGCAACCGGCAGCACTGCAGATCCAAGCCGGCAAGTTCTACCGCACGCGCGACGGTCGGAAGGTCGGACCGATGCGGAAGTGGGACGACGATTCGTTTGACGTTAGTGTCGGAGACGGCAGGCTCTGGCGGCCAGACGGCTTGCGCTACTACAGGGAATCTCGCGGCGACTCTGACCTCATCGCCGAATGGGTCGACGAACCCGCCGTTGCGGTTGCCGATGCGGTTGCGGCTACCGCCAGCAACGACAACGAGCCTGTTGCGGAGCAACCGGCGTACAAGGTCGGAGACAGGGTGCGCGCGCTGGTCGATTGGTGCGACACGAACGTTGGAGATATCCTGCCGATAACAACGGTATCCGAGTGCGGCGTCTGGGCGACTGACCGCCTCGGAGACGAGACATACCTTGCATTCGACGAAATAGAGCCTGCCCCGCAGCAGTCCACAACCGGCTTCACCATCCCGCTCGTCGACGAAGAGCCCGCCGCCAAGGACGGCAGCACGCAACTAACCGTTCGCATCACCAGCGACTTCACCGAGCTGCACGAGCAGATTGATTACGCCTTCGATCGGCTGAAGAAGCTGAAGAAGAAGGCGCGCAAGCTCGGCATCAAGCTGGACTTCGCCAAGGCCGCCTAACACCACCAACCATCGCCACCACAGCAGCCGTGCGCTTGGTGGGCGCACGGCGAGAGGAGACCTTTATGGCAGTAAAACAGGAACACGTCGTCATCATCCACGAAACCATCGTGAAGTCCTGGCTTCGCGACCTTTCAACCTTCGCGCTTTTCTCCGCCATGATCGGCATTGGCTGGCTGATGGACAGCGGCGCGATGCAGTGGATGGGCGCCATCATCGCCTTTATCACCGTCCTCACCAAGGCAACTGGCCTGCACAAGAAGAACCGCAAGAATATCGCCGAGGCTCGCCTGTTCCTCGACGATCTGGAGGCGGGCCGTGCATAACTCCAGACGCGACCCACCCCCGCCGTACATCCACGGCCTTCACGCACCCCTCGACTACGTGCCAACCGCACCAGTCCACAAACCACGGCGTGCAGTCCGTCGGGGCCTCTACGCCGCAGCAGCGGCAGTCACGGCGCTCGCAATCGGCATGTTCCTGCCGTTCGCCGTCATCGCCGCAATAGCACTAGGCGGCGGCTGGTGGGCGTTCTGCCGGTTTATGGCCGACCGTGATTAGCCCCCATGCGCCATCCGCTCGCGGAACACCTGCTGCCCGACGTCAATGGCCCGCAGTGGCCATTCGACAGGCTTGTCTACGCGGCTGCGGCTCTTGCCGTTGTCGTTGGCGTCGCGCGGCTTTTCGCATAGCCCGTTAGCGGGCTGCAATGACCACCACCACTGAGGAGACTTGAATGGCAATTTCGCTAGGTAGCCTAAACAGCACCAGAAACAACAAGCCGCCGATCGGCGTGATTTACGGCGTGCACGGCGTCGGCAAGACGGCGCTCGCGTCTGAATTTCCCGACCCTTACTATCTGCCGACTCTCGGCGAGGAGCCGCCGGATGACGTCGACATGCCTTCGCCAGGTACCGCGGAAAGCCTCGATGATATTCTTGACGTAATCGGCTGGCTTCTCACCAACGAGCACGACCGTAAGACATTTATCCTCGACAGTGTCGACGGTGCGGAAAGCCTCGTCTGGAGGGCCACCTGCGCACGGCTTGGCCTCAACAGCATTGAGGAGGCCGGATTCGGAAAAGGTTACGTCGAGGCCGACACGGAATGGCGTGAACTGCTCGGCGGCCTTCAGGCTCTCCGCGATGCGGGTATTGCCGTGGTTCTGTTGGCCCATACCGAGATTACCCGCTTCGACAGCCCCACCAGCGACCCATACTCGCGATACGGGATTAAGCTCCACAAACGTGCCTCGGCGCTCATCCAAGAGGCGTCGCAGTTTGTTGGCTTCATTAATTATCGCCACACACTGAAGGAGAAGGAAGTCGGCTTCAATAAGAAGGTGAGCCACGCCGAAGGCAGCGGCGAGCGGCAGATCCACCTCGAGGAGCGGCCGGGATTCTTGGCCAAATCGCGCTACGGCACTCCAGCCACGATCACGTATCGTAAGGGCAAGGGCTGGGAAGAGCTTGCGAAGTACATGCCAGCGCCGACGGGGATCGCAGCATGAAGCTGCACTGCGGGCCAACAAAGACAGAGCGCCGCCGAAGAGCGCGAAACCACTTCTGCCTATGGCGAAGATGGTTCGCGTGGCGCCCGGTTCGCGTCGGAAGCGGGGACTGCCGCTGGCTTGAATACGTCGAGCGCCGCGCAGAAGGCGTCCACGAGGCGGGGTTAATCTTCGAATTCACCCCATACGACTTCACCTACCGAGCCATCACCGCCTAACCAAACCACCACAGAAGGAGACTGAAATTGGCTAGACTTGGAAACGCATTCGACGCCACCGCACACGACACCACCCAGTCAGATTACAGCGAGCTCCCGAACGGGGTCTATAAGCTCGAAATCGAGGCCAGCGACGTCGTCCCGACGAAGGCTGGAACCGGCACCATCCTGAAGACCACAATGTCGGTGCTAGAGCCGGAGAGCCACAAGGGCCGCAAGCTCTTCACCACCTACAACCTCGAAAACCAGAACCCGCAGGCGCAAGAGATCGGCCAGAAGCAGTTCGCCAGCCTTTGCCGCGCCATCGGCGTGTCGTCGGTCGAGGACTCGGAGGATCTGCACTTCCACGCATTCACCGCCAAGATCGGCCTCGGCAAGGCGCAGAACGGCTACCCGGCCCGTGCCGAGGTGAAGCGGTACTACTTCGAGGACGAGGGCAACGTGCCCGAGCCGGCGGTCGATGCCGTTCAGCCGACTCCGGCTGCTGCACCCGCCAACGACAACCGCCAGGCTGCAGCACGGCCAGCCGCATCGGCGGCACCTGCCGGCGGCGCTCGCAAGAATCCGTGGAGTAAGTGATGGGGTGGCCTGAAGCCTTTGCGAGCGTAGGCGGAGGCATCTGCTTCGTGGCGTTCGCCTACGTTCTCTGCCGCTACTTCTAACCACCGCCAGAAAACCGGGCCGCTGCATCAACGGCGGCCCGTAACCACCACACAAGAGGAGACTGGAATGTTTAAGCGCACTCTTGCCGCGATTGCCGCAATCGCACTGCTTGCCGGCTGCACCGACGCGGACATCGCATCGCAGAACCTTTCGAAGGCGGCCGACAACTTCGAAGTCACGCGCCGTGTCGTTTTCTACAACGGCATAACCGGCGACTACATCCTGACCATCGAAGGTCTCTGCTCGCTCGGAAACTACGACACTTCTGGCGAGTTGACCGTCACCTGCAAGACGGGGCCGAAAGCGTACAAGAAGCACTTCCTCGGCCTGTCCGACAACGTGACCTTCTTCGCCGAACAGTTGGAGGCCGCCAACGTCAGCGCCTACCACTACCGCGTCGTGTTCAAGCCGCAGACGATCATTCCGGACATCGACTTTCGCGGTGATGCGGAAGAGTTGATGAACTGACCATGGGCGATAAGAACTTCAAATGGTACGTGGCGTACAGCATCGACGCCGAACTGTTCCACAGCAAACACGACACTCGTGAGGAGGCGCTGAAAGAAGGTCTGGGCGTCTACGGCGACGATCCGTTCGTGCTGATCGAGGCAGACGGCTCGGTTGTCAAGCCGATCTTCAACGTCGACTGGGTCGTTGATACCGTCCTTGAGAATTTGGACGAGAACAACCCAGAATGCTGGAGCGAGGACGGCTCCGAAGATGCTTGGCAGAACATTCCGGCATTGGCGGCATCCATAGAGAAGGCCGTCGCCGACTGGCTCATTGCCAACCCGCCACGAACTTTCTGCGTTGACGAGCTCCGCACCACGGAGTTTTTCAACGGCGCCAAGGCCGCCTAACAACCCTGCCGTATGGCCACCACCATCCGGCATCCACCACACGCGGGACAACCCGCAGCAGAGGAGACCAACATGAAGCTGCTTATTGGCCGCGCAGAGTTGACACGCGTACTGACTAACGTCAGTCGCGTCGTCGAAGCGCGCAACACTATCCCGATCCTGTCGTCGCTGCGTTTGTCAGCAGCCGACGGCAAGCTCACCGTCACTGGAACGGATCTCGACATCGTCGCCACCGACACGGCGGCGGCTGACGTCACCGAGGGTGGAAGCCTTTGCGTTGATGCAAAGCTCTTCGGCGACATCGTCAAGAAGGTCGGCGGCGATATCTCGATCAGCCTGGAGGCTGAAAAGCTCATCGTAAAATCAGGCCGCTCACGCTTCAGCCTGGCCACCCTTCCCGCAACGGACTTCCCCGACCTCGGCGGCGGCACCTTCACGGCTGAATTCGAGCTCGATCTGGCCAGTCTGTTTGCGCCTGTTTCGTTCGCTATCAGCAACGAGGAAACCCGTCACTATCTAAACGGCGTGTTCTTCTCCTCCGCCGACGGCCAGCCGTCTGTTGCGGTAGCAACCGACGGGCATCGGCTTGCGCGCAACTTCGGTCCGGTCCTGCCGACCTTCGCCGGCATCATCGTGCCGCGTAAGACGGTCAGCCTCCTGCCGAAGGGCGTGGCACGTGTTTCCGTATCGGAAAACAAGATCCGCGTCATCTCTGGCGACTTCGTCATGACGTCGAAGCTCATCGACGGCACCTTTCCCGACTATCAGCGTGTGATTCCGATGCAGAATGCCAACGCGGTCACAGTCAACCGCGACGACATGCTGCAAGCTGCTGAGCGCGTTGTCACGGTCTCGTCGGAGAAGACGCGCGCCGTGAAGTTGAGCGTGGCTCCGGGCTCCATATCACTGTCGGCTAGATCCGAGATTGGCGACGCTGAAGACGAGGTTGCGGCAGAATACAGCGGCGAGCCTTTGTCGATCGGCTTCAATTCCGCATATCTCCGCGACATGCTGGCCGTTCTGCCCAGCGGGAAGGTGACGTTGCAAATTGCCGACGCCGGCTCCCCTGCGCGCGTTCTGGGCGAGGCTGGGGGCTGGGACGGTGTGCTTATGCCGTATCGGGTGCACTGATGGCCAAGCGCAGGAGAAGCACCATCAGCGTCAATGTCGAAGTCGACGTTGACGAACTGGCGGAGGCACTGACCGACGAGGAGATTTTGGATGTGGCCGAGAAAGTCGGCCACTCCGGCTCACCCCGAGACGTTGTGGTGCGAGCCATAACCATGATCCGGTCTGGACGCATCGAAGACGGCATCACGGCACTCGAGCGCGAATTCCTGCCCACTTGGCGTAGTCGCGCCAAGTGCGAGGAGGCGTATCGGCTGGCGATGGGCCTTGCTCATAATGGAGTGGCGGCGTAATGGCGCCACTTCCCCGCCCACAGGCCAGCACCGTTCGCGCCATTTACGAAGCCTACGAGGCTGCCAACAAGGCTTACGATAGTTGGGGCCTGTCCGTCGGCGAGATGGGCACGGAATGCGACCGTGCGCTGTTCTATAATTTTCGATGGGCGAGCCAACCAGAGGAGATCGACGGCCGCAAGCTGTCGATCTTCCGCACAGGCGACCGTTGGGAAGAAGTGCTCGTCTCCGATTTGGAGCGCATCGGCGTTGAGGTTTACGACCAGCAGGACCGTATCAGGCTCGTGCATGGCTTTGTCCGCGGCAAGTGCGATGGAAAGGCCATGGGCGTTCCGGAGGCGCCGGCAACTGAGCACTTGTGCGAATTCAAATCAAGTAATGACAAGGGCTTCAAGGAGATTGTTAAACACGGCTGCCAGAAGGCGAAGCCGCTCCACTATACCCAATGCCAGCTTGGCATGTACGCATTCGGACTGACTCGCTGCCTCTACTACGTCGTCAACAAGAACGACGACGCGCGTTACGTTGAGCGCCTGCACTTTGACCTCGAGTTCTGTCTCCGCCAATTGGCGAGGGCGGAGCGCATAGTCTTCACGGACACGCCGCCGTCGCGGATTTCCGACAACCCCGACTTCTTCGGCTGCCGGTTCTGCAAGCACAAGGCCGTCTGCCACGAAGGCGCTATGCCGCGTGTATCTTGCCGCACCTGCCTGCACTTCCAACCGGAGAGGGGCGGAGACTGCCATGTCTCGTGCGCCAGATGGAGCAAGCCGCTGGGCATCGAAGAGCAGCGCTCCGCATGTCCTGCAATGCTGTTTCTGCCCGCGCTTGTGCCGTTCGAACAAGTGGACTGCGACCCCGAGGCAGAGACGATCACATACAGAACACCCAGCGGCGCCCTATGGATCGACGGCGCAGCGAACGACAACGAGCCAGGCGCCACCACCGCCTAGCAGCACCACATAATGAGGAGACGATATGACCGACACTGTAACCCGCCCTAAGGAATTTGACGACCGCGTCATGCAATACCTGCCGGGGCTTCGCGGCCTCGCAAACAAGCTCGGCGTGCGCGGAGAAGAGGCCGACGACCTCGTGACAGAAACCGTCATCGAAGTCCTTGAGAGGTGGCAAAACTACCGCGAAGGCGGCGGATTCTGGAATTGGCTCTACTGGACTATGCGCGGCAGATACACGAATGCCAAGGACAAGAAGAAGTTGCCGATGAGCGATAGGCCCATCGAGGATTACGAGTACAGCCTCAGCACGCTTCCGTCGCAAGAGGGATATGCGGAACTGTCCTGCACACTGTCTCGCCTGACCGGCCGTAATGGCAGCGTCCTTGTGCACCGCGCGATGGGCGACACGCTCGATGAAGTTGGCGCGATTATCGGGGTGAACCGTGAGCGGGTGCGCCAGATCGAGATGGCGGAGCGCGAAAAGCTGAGGGCTGCGGCATGACCGCGCCTTTGCCGAAGGACATCATCACCGTCGACCAGCTGCGTGCCCTCCGCGCCGCTGGTTGGATTGTCGTGCGCGAAGACGCGATTCGGTTGGCGCAGGCGCATGCTCGGGATGAAGAGCGTGAGCGGCGGAGGGTGGCCCATGCTTGAACTCCGCGACTACCAACGCGCCAGCCTAGACGCTCTGTACGCCTACTGGGCGGAAGGAGGCGGGAACGGCCTCATCGTCCTGCCGACTGGAGCAGGCAAGGCGCTCGTCATTGCCAAGTTGATCGAGGAGTTGCTAGCCGAATACCCCGATATGCGGATAGCGAACGTCACCCATTCCGCCTCCCTCGTCGAGCAGAACTTTAAGGAGTTTATCGGCCTCTCGCCATTCGCGCCAGCAGGCATCTACTCGGCAAGCCTCAACCGTCGAGACGCTCGCGCTCAAGTGCTTTTCTGTGGCATCCAGTCGGTTGCCAACCGCACCAAGGAACTCGGCGAGATAGACCTCGTCATCGTGGATGAGGCACACGCCATCAGTCGCAACGCCAATACACAATACGGCAAGTTCTTTGCTGGGGTCCGCAAGATGAATCCAGACAGTCGAGTGTGCGGCACAACCGCAACCGACTATCGCATGGATTCCGGCAGGTTGACGGACGATCTCGACGAAGAGCCCGTTTTGGATGCAGAGGGGAAGCCCGTCGAAGGTCAGCCCAAGAAATTCAAACTCTTCGATGATGTCGTGTATGAAATAGGTATCGGCGAGCTGATTGATCAGGGCTATCTAACGCGCCTCACCAGCACGAAGACTGCATCGAAAATCGACCTTAAAGGCGTCGGAACGCGTGGTGGTGAGTATATCCCCGGCCAGGTATCGGAAGCGGCTGAGCGCATCATAGAAGAGGCAATTGCCGAAGACATGGTCTTGTCCGAGGGGCGTCGAGCCGGTCTGTTCTTCAGCACCAGTAAGGATAACGCGCGCCACGTGGCGGAGGCTATCCGCAGGCACGGCAGGACGTGCGCCGTCCTCACCAGCGACAACGCGCACCAGACGAAGGAAATCTTTGAAGGTTTCCGCTCCGGCAAGTATTGGGCTATTAGTTCTGTCTCCATGATCACAACCGGGACTAATTTCCCGTTTGTAGATTTCATAAGTCTCATTTTGTCAACGAAGTCACCCGGCAAGCTCGTCCAGATTTTGGGCAGGGGAACTCGCAACTACCCCGGCAAGACGGATTGCCTCATAGCCGATCATGGCCGGAATTTGGCGTTTCATGGGCCAATAGATCAAATTCGACCGAAGGAGCCAGGCAAAGGGTTAGGGGAGCAACCCAAAAAGTTGTGTCCGCAAGATTCGTTTGACGCGAATGGAAACTGCGGATGCGGCGAGCTTATTCCGATCTCGATTATGACCTGCCAGTGCTGCGGGTACATCTTCCCGCCGAGCGAGGAAGAAAAGATCACGGCGAAGGCAGACACGACGCCGGTTCTGTCATCGGAGAAGCCTTGGCATAAAGTGACGTCGAGGACGTTCAGGCATCATCCTGGCAAGATCGATCGCGACGGGACGCAGAAGCCGGATAGTGTGAAAGTCAGCTATCTAGTTGGTCTAAAAACCGTCAATGAGTGGCTGATGCCTGCGCACACAGGTTTTGCAAAGGCGAAGACAGATCGCGCGTGGCTTGAGATGGGCGGCAAAAGGCCGTTCCCGAAGACGGTGATGGAGTTTTTAGAGAGGCAGCATGAGTTGTTACCAGTAGAGGAGGTGCAGCTTAGTTACGAGCGAGAGCCGAAATATCCCGATATCGTTGCTCGCCGTTATGGACCGCCTGCCAACGACAACACCCCGCCACCCGCCAACGACAATCGGCGCAACTGGGAATGGGAGCTTGATGACACGGTGCCGTTCTGACGTGTGGCTAATCCACAACTTACCGGTTTAGCCCCATGGATTTAGCCCACAAAGCGGCGTTGACAAATTTGTAGAAGCCTCGTAGTTCTCTCCGCATCAACAACGGAGGGATTCGCAATGGCGAACACAAATGCGAACGGCGGGACAACGAGAAGAAGACTGCAACGACCTGGTTACAGGAGAAGACGGCCGGCGCGTGGGCGCTGATAGGTCGGGAATAAGGTTGACAAATTTGTAAAACGGGCATATGTTGGCGCTACCGATGCCGACATTCACCACAAGAGGAGACGAAGATGAGAAGAAGACGCATGGGTGCCGTATGTTCGTGATTTTCGATCTCGACGGCACAATCGCCAACATCAATCACAGAACACGTTTCGTAAGAAACGGCGCGCGCGATTGGGCGTCGTTCTTTGCTGCGTGCGTTGATGATCTCCCCGTTCCGCACGTTATTGAGACATTCAAGGCGCACCTTGACGCAGGGCACAAGGTGCGTATCTGGTCGGCACGATCTGACGTCGTGCGCCGCGAAACCGAAGAATGGCTGCACCAGAACGGCATCGATCCGTGCTTCTTGCAGCACATGCGGTCTGCCAGCGATAGCACTCCTGATGTGCAGTTGAAGCGCTATTGGCTTAGCCAGGAATACGAGCGGCCCGACCTAGTCTATGATGATCGCCAGCGCGTCGTCGATATGTGGCGCGCAGAAGGCGTGCCGTGTTTTCAGGTTGTCGCAGACTGGGAAGACGATGGGCGTAAGATTGCGCCTGTAACGGACGGACCTCCGCTTACGCTGATGGTTGGGCCATCTGGCGCGGGCAAGACAAAGTATGCCAAGGGGTTGCCGGGGTACATTTCCAGCGACGAACTGCGCGGAGAGTATACCGGAGACATTCGCGACCAATCACGCAATGACGACGTTTTCACAGCGCTGCACCGCATCGCCAAAGCCCGTCTCGACAGCGGCTTGCCGGTGTGTATCGACGCCACCAATCTGCGCCGCCGTGACCGTCTCGCTTGCGTTGCGTTGGCTCCTGTAGGCGCACGCATCTCCTATGTCGTGATCGATCGGCCGCTTGCCGACAAACATCGTGACGCCGGATGGCGCGGCACAATTGAAGTGCAAGGCAAGCCTCTCGTCGAATACCACCATGAGCGCTTCAAGTCTGCTCTGCGCGATATTCTCGCCGGAGACGGCCTTCCAAACGTGCACGTCATCGATTTGCGCACGTCAGATTTGGCGGTGGCAGCATGAGCCACGTTGCCCTCAGCCACATTGACGACGTGATGCCGCATATCGATGGCCGCACCGATTTCATCGTTGCTCACAAGGGCGGCTACAGCGTCATCGACTATGTTTATGCGCTGCAAGACAGCTTCGACGATCCTGTGCGCGTCGAGTGCCGCGGACTGAAGTTCGCGCCTAACGGCAGCATCCTGGCTCGCCCGCTACATAAATTCTTCAACATCAACGAGCGGCCAGACACGCAGGCGCATCTGCTGGACTTCAGCCAGCCGCATATTGTGATGGAGAAGCTCGACGGCTCCATGATCCACCCAGCCATTGCAGGCGGCGAAGTCGTGTTCATGACGCGCATGGGCCGCACCGACGTTGCGATGAAGGCGGAGAGGCATCTGATGCCAGAACTGCGCGACATCTGCGCCGGCCTACTCATGGGCGGAGCGACACCAATTTTCGAGTTCACGGCGCCGGACAACCGCATTGTTGTGCGGTACGAGGAAAGCGCGCTGACGCTGCTGGCAATCCGGGACACTGTGGCGGGCGGTTACTGGCCGCGTCGCACGCTTGAAGGCATGGGCTTGCCGCTCGTGTCAGTGCATGACAGCGCATCCAACGGCGTTGACTTCACCGCCTACGCTCGCGCTATTCTGGGTATGGAGGGCTTCGTCGTCCGTTTCGAAAACGGCCTTTGGGTGAAGGCCAAGGGCGAAGACTACGTGCTGAAGCACAAGGCAAAGGACAGCATCTTGCAGGAGAAGAACATTCTGCAACTGGTCCTGTCTGGCGGCCTCGACGATGTCTTGCCGCTTTTGGATGAAGATGACGCAGATGCTGCGCGCGCCTACCGTGACACTGTCGAGGCTGGCGTCTCGCGCACCGTCGCTGACCTGGCACGGTTCGTTGCGGCAAACGAGAACGTGCCGCAGAAGGAATTCGCGCTCGACCACGTAAGAAGATTGCCGAAGCTGCTGCAGTCGCTCGCATTCACCATCCGCAAGGGCGTTGATGCTGGCGAAGCTGTGCGAGCCTGCATCATTGCCAACGCCACCAGCCAAACGCGCGTCGACGAGTTCCGTGAATTGCACGGCGCTAGTTGGGCTGCGTGATCACCACAGAGGAGACAGCAATGACCGAGAGAAGATCGGAAGACGAAGCCGAAAACCCCCGAGCCGTCATCGGCGGCAACCAGCCTCCGGAGCCGACTCCGTTTGAAGCCATCCGCCAGGAAATCGAAGACCTATACGAGGAGGCCAAAAACTGGGCAGACGGCGAGCCGATCGCGTCCCAAGAGATGCACGACGCCATCGAGAGCCTGCGCGAATCTCTGCATGAAGCAGGCAAGCGCGCCGATGCTTTGCGTGTCGAGGAGAAGAAGCCGCTGGACGACCAAATCAAGGCGATCCAAGACAAATTTAATCCCCTGATCCAGCCCAAGCGCGGGCGGGTGGACATGGCAAAGTCCGCCCTCGACGCCTTGCTCACCCCCTACCGCGCACGCATCGCGCAGGAAAAGGCCGCAGAGGCGGCTAGGGTGGCTGCAGCAGCGGAAGAGGCACGCCGACAAGCAACGGAAGCCATTCGCGCGTCCTCGGGCAACCTCGCCGAGCGGGAAGCTGCTGAAGGGTTGCTGGCCGATGCGAAGAAGTTGGAGCGCCAAGCGGGCAGGGCGAACAAGGTTGCCACGACGGGAACGGGGCTGCGCACCGTATGGCGCGCCGAGTTGGTCGACGAGGCCGCCGCACTCGATTGGTTTTATGGCGAGCGCCCTGATGCTTTCCGTGAGCTTATCCAGTCGCTTGCCGATGAGGCTGTGCGGCGTGGGGTGAGGAAGGTGCAGGGGTTTGTGGTGCGCGATGAGAAGGTGGCGGCGTGATGGCGGCGAGAATACCAACACTCGGCATGCAGCGCGATGATGACTGGGTAGCATCTTGCGGTGTCTGCGAAGGCTGTTTCGCTATCGCGGCGCGAGATAGCGGGGAAAACCCATCGCCAAGTGGCACATTCTGCCCCGATTGCCGCGCAAGCGGGCTGAAGGCTCCCGGCGTTCTGAATTGGCGCAGGAGGGCGGCGTGATGGCTTGCACGAAGTGCGGGTACACCAGCGGCAACGACTGGTCGCAGTGCAATGGAAGCTGCCCTATGCCAATGTCTCCGCACCACCGCCCGCCTGTTGCCGAGCAACAGGTCGGCGGGTGGATGCCGATTGAGAGCGCGCCAGCAGTAGGAAGGAAGCGCCTCCTGTTCTTCACGAAAACAAGAATCGTGGTGGCTGGCTATCGCGTCGCCAAGACAAGGCTAATCGTCAGTGACTTCGGTAGGAATTTGCCAGCCACTCACTGGCAGCCGCTTCCCGCACCACCAAGCCCCACTGCCGCGCCCTAGCGCACAGTCGGGCAGTCCGTAATTTATATACAATCTCCACCCACCCACACCCCGCCGTGCGCCACCAACGCGCGGTGAGACACCACACAGAGCCGCAAGGCACACAAGAGGAGACGATATGCGCATCACCACGATGCACGACGGCAGAGTCGTGCTGCATCAAGCCGATTGCCGCGACGCCTTGCGCAGCTTGGCCGACAACTCCATCGACAGCGTCGTGACAGACCCGCCTTATGCGCTGGTCAGCATCCAGAAGCGTTTCGGCAAGCCGGGGTCCGCCCCGGCCAAGGACGTTTACGGGCGTGGCGCGGCTGGCTTCATGGGCAAACAATGGGACACAGGCGAGGTCGCCTTTTCGGAGGAGTTCTGGGCCGAAGTGCTTCGCGTTCTCAAGCCTGGTGGTCATGTCGTCGCTTTCTCCGGTACGCGTACCTATCACCGCATGGCTGTCGCGATCGAGGACGCAGGCTTTGAGATCCGCGACCAGTTGGGCTGGGTTTATGGTTCGGGCTTTCCGAAGTCGCATGATGTCAGCAAAGGGATTGATAAACTGGATGCGACTGCGGAGCGGCGTCGGCGCAACCTGTCGTTTACTGCATGGTTGAGATCGACTGGGATTACTGCCGCAAAAATCAACGAGGCCACGGACTCGTTCATGGGGTCGCACTATCTTACCGATCGCGAGCAAGCGGCAGTCCCTACGGAAGAAATGTTCGCGCTACTCCGCCCACTGCTCCCGACGCCGCCAGACTTCGTCGAGCAACTCGTGGCCGAGCGAACTGTTGAGAGCGAGAACTTCAAGGCTCGTGAGGTGGTCGGCTCAAGCGACAAGCCTCGCCCTACATTTACGACAGGCAACATCGGCGGAACTGCAGTCGCCAACGAGTTCAATATCACGGCGGCAGCGACAGACGAAGCCCGTCAGTGGCAAGGCTGGGGCACCGCCCTCAAGCCCGCATGGGAGCCCATCTGCCTTGCCCGCAAGCCGCTTGTCGGCACTGTTGCCGAAAACGTGCTGGAGCACGGTACCGGGGCAATCAATATCGACGGCTCGCGAGTTCCCGGTGGCAACGAACACGCTCTCGGCCGCTGGCCCGCCAACATCGTCCACGACGGCAGCGACGAGGTGCTGGCGGCGTTTCCCGACACCAAAAGCGGGAGCCGGAAGGCTGGCGAGTACGGGCTGATAGGCTACCACGGCGCAGACGCCGCACCGATGCCCGCCATCGACGGCGACTCCGGCTCCGCCGCCCGTTTCTTCTACTGCGCCAAGGCTAGCCGTGCCGACCGGGATGCGGGGTTGGACCACCTGCCGAAGATGGCAGGCGGCATGGTGTCGAACACCAGCGGCCAGCACATCACCCGCCGCGATGAAGGTTACGAGCCGACGCCGCGCGCCAACACCCACCCAACCGTCAAGCCAACCACCCTCATGCAATGGCTATGCCGTCTCGTAACGCCCCCCGGCGGCACCATTCTGGATCCATTCATGGGGTCTGGCAGCACCGGGAAAGCCGCCGTTCTCGAAGGCTTTCAGTTCGTCGGCTGCGAGCGCGAGGACGAATACATGCCGATCGCCACGGCGCGCATTGCATGGGCCATTGGCGCTGTATCGGCGAACGACGACAAAGAAAAGCGGCCCGCGGTTGCGCAGCAACAGCCAGCCGTGCCGGCGAACGACAACCTGCCCGCCGACCTGTTCAGTGGAGCAGCAGCATGACCAAGCTCCCCGGCAAGTCCGCCCTCCCATTCACCCCCACGACCGACGAACGCGGCAACCCAACAACCTGCCGATGCTGTGGGATGTTGGCTTTTGGCATCGGCCGCCCCACCCCAGGTCAACGCAACCCCGATCCCGGCTTCATGTGCAAACCGTGCATGGTCGCAGCAGGAGATTTGACGAAATTGGACAGAGTTAGCTTGTACGAAGTGCGCGCCCTAGAGGCGGGCGTCGAGGCCGTTGGCGCATGGTTGCAGGAGAAGGGAATCACCGATTTAGCGCTCATGGATGAGCTCGACGCCAAGCTACTTGTGAGGGCGGCTTGGGAAGGGTGCGCGCGTGGGGTGCGTGAAGCTCTCCGGGAGGCGCCGTTTTGATGAACCTGAAAATCAGCAACACCGCGCCCGAGCATTGGGCCGACGCTCTTTCCGTCGCCAGGAAGTTCGTTGACGAATATCCGGATCGGCGCGGCTTCATGGCTGGCGTCGCATTTCTCGATCTGCGCGGCAAGAAACCGCCGTTTTACGCATACCGCACGAAGACGTCGATCGTTGTTCGTGGAGATTTGGAGGGCGCACAATGATCCACGCCAACGACAACAACCCATCCGGCCTCACGTACCTCTCCGTATGCTCCGGCATCGAGGCAGCCTCGGTCGCCTGGCATCCGCTCGGCTGGCGTGCCGTTGCCTATTCCGAGATCGAGAAGTTCCCATCGGCCGTTCTGGCACACCATTATCCCGATGTTCCGAATCTCGGCGACTTCACCAAGATCGACGTCGCCTCCTTGGGGCAAGTCGACATCCTTGCCGGCGGCACGCCTTGCCAGGCGTTCAGCGTCGCCGGTCTCCGTCAATCGCTTGCCGACGAGCGCGGCAACCTTTCACTAGAATTCGTGAGGCTTGCGCATGAGCTTGCAGCTAACAATGGACTTCGGAATGTCGTATGGGAGAACGTCGTCGGCGTCCTCTCAACAAAGGACAACGCCTTCGGATGTTTCCTGGCGGGACTTGTGGGTGCAGATTCCGCACTCGTACCGTGCGAGCGACCAAAGGACGGAAAGTCAAACAGATATTGGAAATGGAGCCGAAAGGAGCGCCTCCACGTCGTTTCCTGGCCAACCCACGGTATGGTTGCTGGACCAAAAGGCAGGGCCGCGTGGTCTGTCAAAGATGGGCAATTTTTTCGAGTGGCCCAACGACGCCGGCGTGTGCTCCTTGTCGCAGATTTTGGAGCGGGGGCCGATCCCGCAACGGTTCTTTTTGAGCCAGAAAGCCTGCCAAGGGATACTCCGCCGAGCAGAGAAAAGGGGAAAGACGTTGCCGGAGCAGTTGCAGGTGGCGCTGAAGAAGGTGGCGAGTGCGTAGCAAAACCGCTGCTATCTGGAGGACATGCGAACAACCCGATTGACGAGAACCTGGTAGCCGTCGGCGTTCATGGTGACGTGGCGCGCACACTGAAGGCTGAAGGCGCGGACGCCAGCGAGGACGGGACGGGGCGGGGAACGCCGGTTATCTGCATCCACGCGGATTCGATCGGCAGGACTGGCGACGCCGTAACGCCTAGCGCAGATGCGGCTGGAGTCGTTCGTTTGCGCAATCCAGGCATGGGCATCGCGGACGATGGCACGTCTTACAACCTGATGGCTAGCGGCCAGCCGCACGCTGTCGCCTTCGCCGAAAACAGCCGCGCGGAACTGCGTCTCGAGGGCGGTGACGGCCAGACAGTCGGCACGATAGGCACCGGAGGCGGCAAGCCGGGGCAGGGATATCCTGCCGTTCTAACCAGCGCCGTCCGGCGCCTAACACCCCGCGAATGCGAACGCCTACAGGGCTTTCCCGACGACTACACCGCCATTCCGTGGCGCGGCAAGCCAGCCGACCAATGCCCAGACGGCCCGCGCTACAAAGCCCTCGGCAATAGCTGGGCTGTGCCGAAGTTCGCGTGGCTTGGTAGGCGCATACAGGCGCTGATGCCGCAGGCCACCAACGACAACAATCAGGAGACACCAATTGCCGACGCCGCTTGAAATCGCACTTGAGTACGCATCCAACAACTGGCCCGTCTTTCCTTGCCGCCCGAGGCACGAAACCGTAGTAAATCACGCCGGCAAGCCTGAGGAAAAGAAGCCTAAGAGTCCGCTAACACGCTTCGGCTTCCGGGAGGCGACAAAAACCACCCGCATCATTGAGAGATGGTGGCAGGACAACCCGAATGCCTTGATTGGCGTGCCTACTGGCGCGCCTTCTGGCTTTTGGGTGCTCGACATTGACGTGCCGCCAGAACACGAAGATGGGCGCATTTGGCTTGCCGAAATGGAGGCAATCCACGACACGCTGCCGCCAACACGGATGGCCCGCACGGCTAGTGGCGGCGTACACTATTATTGGCGGCACGTTGCAGGTGTTCGCAACAGCGCAGCAATCGCACCGGGCGTGGACACTCGAGGCGATGGCGGATTCGTCTGCGTTCCAGGCAGTGTCCTTGAAGACGGCACGTTCTACGAGTGGATTAACGATCTGCCGATCGCAGACGCGCCGGATTGGCTTTTGCCGTTGGTTCTTCAACGCCGCAGCGAGTCGAAGCAAGAATACCATCCAGCGCAGCACGTCGATCGCGTTGCTGGCGCATCAGAGATTGAAGACCTACTGTCGTATGTCAGTCCAGACTGTGGCTATCAGGACTGGGTTAACGTCCTCATGGCTGTGCACTCTGCACTCGGTCAAGAAGGTCTGCAAATTGCCGACGCATGGAGCTCAAAAAGCAAAAAGTACCGAGTTGGCGAGGTTGCCAGCAAATGGCGAGGCTTTAAGGACACAGGCGGGGTTGGCATTGGCTCTCTATGCGACCTCGCCAGACAAGGCGGCGCCGATCTGTCGGCCATATCTCGCAAGCACAACGATGATTTCCAGCACGATAACACGCGTCTGGTCGACATCACCAAGATGATTGCTAACGGGATTGCCAAGGGCAAAGCAAGGAAGGCTGAGTCGGCGACATACGAAATCGTATCGGAAGATCATTATGATATCGAATCGGACGTCAGCCAAGCGGCCCAGGATGCTCCACCGGCAGCAGGTGATGGCGCGACAGTAGATGGCCAGTCGCCTGCCCCAGCAGAGACGCCAGCAGCCAACGAAACCACCCCTCGGTCGCCCATCAGTGCAACCGCGTTCAAATGGATCGATCCATCGACACTGCCGCGGCGTGAGTTCGTTTTCGGAACGCACTTCATTAGGAAATACGTGTCCGTAACCGTATCCCCTGGCGGCCTTGGCAAAACCAGCCTGAGCATCGCCGAGGCGCTATCAATGGCGTCTGGGAAGTACATTTTTAGGGAGAAGCACGCCCCAAGGTTCAAGGTCTGGATTTTCAACGCAGAGGATCCGCGGGATGAGCTAGAGCGGCGCATCATGGCCGCCTGCATACACTACAATCTAAAGCCGAAAGACATTGAAGGGCATCTGTTCCTAGACAGCGGTCGCGAGCAAGAGCTCGTCGTGGCGGTCGACGATAAAAAAACAGGCGTGCGCATACAGCAGCCAATCGTCGAGGCGGTCGTTGAGCAGATACTCGCAAACGAGATCGACGTCATGATCGTCGATCCGTTCGTGTCAACGCACGGCGTCAATGAGAACGACAACGGCGCGATCGACAAGGTGGCGAAGCTATGGGCGCAGATCGCCGACAAAACCAACTGCTCTATCGACATCGTGCACCACCTTCGCAAGGTGGCCGACCGTGAGGCCACAGTCGAGGATGCGCGAGGCGCAGTATCGCTAATCGGTGCGGCGCGCTCTGTGCGTGTTCTAAATCGAATGTCGGAGGATCAGGCTAGTGCCGCGGGGATTGAGTCGGCGGCCCGCCATGGGTACTTCAGCGTCACATACGGAAAGTCCAACCTGACGCCACTTTCCAGCAAGCTGGATTGGCGGAAGCTGGAGAGCGTGGCATTAGGCAACGGGCGCGGACTGGCTACCCCGCAGGATTACGCACCTGTCGTGGTCGAATGGAAGTGGCCCAGCGCGGAGGATGCCGTCGGAGAAGTACCCGCCGAGAAACTTGCAGAAATCCTCATGCGCGTCCGCAACACCGATTGCAAACTTCATCACCAAGCAGAGAACTGGGTCGGTCGCGAGGTGGCATATGTGCTTGGTCTGGACATCTCCATTAAGCCAGATGCGGCGCGCGTAAAGCGGCTCGTGAAAGCTTGGATAGAGGACGGAACATTCGTCGTTGTGAACCGTCGATGCCCCATAAAACGCGAAAACAAAGACTTCGTAGAAGTTGCAGAATCCGCGTAGAAAATACAACTTTTGATACTGCCCCAGTAGGTCTGCCCCAGTGCGATTTTTCTGCCCACGCACCGGGGCACACTACTGCCCCGCCCCACCCTTATAGAGGGGGTGCGGGGGTAGGTGTGCGGCGCCCCAGTGGAACATTTTTAGTGGGGCGGGGCGGGGCGCCCAAAACGATATTGTTGCGATACCGAAACGATCACCACCAAGGAGACGACAAATGGCCAAGCGCCAGACCCAAACCACCCGCGTCAACGGCAAGCGCGTCCGCATCGTCACCACCACGTCGGCGAGCGGAACTCGAGTGCAAGTGAAAGCCGCCCCGATCGAAGAATGGATATTGCAGGCGGCGGCCGTAAGGGCGCTGAAGGCTATGCCGGAATACGCGGCCAGTGCAGAGCGAGTAGCGGCCAACGATAACGCGGCCCGCCCCTCCTTCACGATAGCTGGCGACATGAACGGCGACTATCGCAGCAAGCGCGCTGCCGTGAAGGCCAGCGCAACCGGCATCGCGGCTGGCGATCCCGACCTTCGCGTATACCTCCCCAACGGCGTGCTGCGGCTGATCGAGTACAAGAACGCGGAAGGCAAGCCAACGGCCAGCCAGAAAATCCGGCATCCGCTGCTCGCTGCGCTTGGCCATCCTGTCGAGACGCTGAAGGTGGCGACGGAGGAAGAAGCGGCAGCGCGGACGGTCGAGTTGGTGCGCGGGTGGCTAGCGGAGGCTGCGTCAGTAGCGGCGTAGCTATTGACAAATTTGTAAAACTGAACTAGATTTGGCATCCACCCACCGAACCACCCACCACATCTAGGAGGCCGAAATGGAATTTCGGAATAATTCAGGTCTTGAATTCAAGGACATCAGCAGCGAGGTCTCGCGTACCTACCACTTCGCGCAGCGGTCTTTCACAATTGACGAACCGCTGAAACTGAACGTTAGCGCATCTGGCGGCCACCGCATCTTCGACGCGTCGGGCAAAAGCCACTACATCCCCGCAGGCTGGCTTCACCTCGAATGGGTGGCCAAGGAAGACGCGCCCCACTTCGATTTCTGATGGAGCAGCCGTCTTTCGACTTTGGCGACGTCTGGATCGAGGTGAAAGACGGCAACCCAACGGGCAGGGCGATATTCGATCGCCACTATAGCCGCTACTTCTACAAGGACGGGCGAAAGCCAAAACTTTACGTAGGACCCGGCGAGAAGATGGTCCTGCTTACTCCTTGCGCCAGAGCTCTGTTTGTCTGGCGAAAGTTCATCAGTGCCGATGGCCAGCAGGGCGTCAACTGCGCGATTTTCCGAAACGAAGGCGCCGGTCTTTCTAGCGAACTAATCCGCAGGGCGGACGAGTTAGCCGACGCAAGGTGGCCGGCACAACGCCACTACACCTACGTAAGCGCCGAAAAGGTCCAAAGCCGCAATCCTGGCTTCTGCTTCATCAAGGCGGGCTGGCAGAAATGCGGAATCACGAAAACACGCAAACTGCTCATATTCGAGCGATTGCCGATAGCGGCGAATGACAATCAGCGGAGGGCATCATGAGAGCAGCAAACGACACCACCAGACGCCAGCGTGCTCTAGCCGGCGAAGGCGACGACCTACCGGCGCGCATGTCCTACACCGAAGCAGAACGCGACGGGGTGCATGTGCAGAAGGTGCGGCTGGCCAAGATGGCCAAGAAAGGTGCCGACTGGGACGGGACAGCGGCGAACGACAACATCGCCTGGCCGCTTGCAACGGCCCTGATTCGTGAGGGAAACACCGAGCTACTGAAGGCTGCCATGGCGTATCGCAAGATCCACGACGAAGCGCATAGCGGTGCATTGCTCGGCGGCAGGACGGCCAGCATTGGCGATGGAATGGCGCTCGATCGGTATTCGTATATCCGCCCCAATGGCACGGTGACGTATGCGCGGCCGAGGCAGAAGAAATCGGCCGACATCGATATTCCGGCAAAACGTTACGTCTCGCCCCCATCATACGACCAGGTCGATCATTCGTCGGAAGAAGTGAAAGTCAGCAACTGGTCGAACGTACCCAAGCCGTACAAAGGCGACGAGCCGGTCAATCGCAAGATTGATGCGCAGGGCAGATTGGTTGAGTTGCGCGGCAGGCTGGGCGTTTTGGCGGAGCCGTTCGAATTGTCGGTCATCGACGGCGCAACGTATCGGGAAGTCGGCAATGCCGCGGGTATCGCTAATAAGGCTGGGGCGGAAGGAGCAGGTAGAGCGTTGGTTCACTCAGCCCTTATCGCTGTGCGCGACATGTTGGGCGAAATAAAAAGGGATGACTTAGTGAGGTGAACCTCGAACGCGCGGAAGTTTCTAATAGGGGGAAGGACACTAATCCCCGACGAATTAGAAGTTCCCGTGCGCACAGGCCGAGGCCAGCGACGGACCCGAGGCCGCGTGCGAGCCTTGGGTAACTATCAGCAAGGCAGGAAATTGTAACTCCTGAGAAGGTTGTGGTTCGCTCATGGCCGTTCCTTGCTCCCCATTGCCGCAGCGCGCCTCCTCTCGCGACGTGGCAATCATGCGCCAGGTTGAGCGGTATATCTGCTCCCTGGCGCTTTCCTTTTTGCGTGGTGTGTATGGCAAGGCACGAATGGTCAAGGCTATATAAGACGGCAGCCTGGCGCCGTCTAAGGGAATACCAGTTATCCCTTCAGCCATTGTGCGAATTCTGCTTACGCACCGAAGACGTGACGGCAGCCGATGTCGTCGATCACATCAAGGCGCACAAAGGCGACCTTGAACTGTTCCACGACCCATCCAATCTGCAGTCCCTTTGCAAGCACCATCACGACAGCGCGAAGCAGATGATCGACCTTGGCAAGAAGGTCGTGACCTATGGCATCGACGGCTACCCCATCGAACTCGGATAGGGCGGGGAGGGGGAGGGTCTGCCTCTGCCGTGCTCGGGCTGGGTACCGGCGTCGGGGGACAACGTTAATGCTAACTCAGATTTTTGCCTCGCGTGCGCAAGCGCGCGTGCGAGCGGAGGTGCAACATGGCCAGGAAGAAAGGGCGCGTAGACAGCGTCACCGAGGCCGTGAGGATCGCCACGGCAGGCGACATACAGTTCCCGGCAAACGTGCCGCTCGATAAGCAGGACATCCCATTTTTTCAGAACGTCATCGCCGAATATGCGCGCGCTGAGTGGTCAGCGCACCAGCTAGAGATCGCCGCGATGCTCGCGCGCACGATGGCTGACTTGGTGCGAGAACAAGACTTACTTCGCAGCGAGGGGGCCGTGGCCTACTCAGAGAAGGGATCACCGCTAGCAAACCCGCGGAAGGCCATCGTCCAGATGCACGCCTCGTCGATCCTGTCTTTCCGTCGCTCCCTGGCTCTGCATGCGCGTGCGCAGGGCGGGGAGTCCAGGGACATAGCAAAACGGCGTGAGGCTGCGAAGGGAATAGAGGAAGCCGCAGCGAGCGACGATGACATGCTTCTAGCCTAATCGAGGTCGATAATGCTTTCTGAGGCCGTGGTCGGCGCCATCAAGTGCGGCCCGACACCGGTTTTGCGCGACTGGCGCAGCCTGCCGACGTCGGAACTCACCCGCGGCGAGCGTATGTGCCGCTTTATCGAGACGTATCTCGTGGTGCCGGAGGGCGCGCTTGTCGGGCAGCCGATCAAGCTTCTGGACTTCCAGGTTGCCTTCATTCTTTCCGTTTACGACAACCCCGCAGGGACGTCTCGCGCATACCTGTCGATCGCCCGCAAGAACTCCAAAACGGCTACAATAGCGTGTCTGCTTCTCGGGCACGTCGTTGGTCCCGAGGCTTTTCCGAATAGTCGCATCATGTCGGGTGCGCGCTCACGCGATCAAGCGGCCGAGGTCTTCAACTACGCAAGCAAGATGCTCATGATGTCGGAGCGCCTGAAGGGCAAGTACCGCATCGTGCCATCCGGCAAGATGATCGTCGGCCTGCGCAAGAATGTCGTCTATCGCGCCAGTTCTGCCGAGGCGAAGAGTGCGCACGGCGGTTCGCCGCTTGTCGCCATCCTCGACGAGGTTGGCCAGATCAAGGGGCCGCACGACGACTTTGTCGAGGCTATCGTGACTTCGCAGGGCGCCTATGGCGATAAGGCGATGATTTTCGCCATCTCGACGCAGGCGGCCACAGACAACGATCTTTTTTCGCGCTGGCTGGACGACGCGGAGACGTCGAAGGCTCCTCGCACCGTCTCCCATTTGTACGTCGCGCCAGATGACTGCGACGTTCTCGATGAGGACGCTTGGAAGGCGGCTAATCCAGCCCTCGGTATCTTCAAGTCCGTTTCATCGGTTCGCGATGACGCGGAGCGCGCGGCACGCATGCCGACGGAAGAAGCAAGCTTCCGCTGGCTCCACCTCAACCAGCGCATTGACGCGTCGGCGCCCTTTGTTTCGCCTGCCGTATGGAGGGCCTGCGATGCTCAGATTGTCGAGAGTTTTGACGGTCTGCCTGTCTTTGGCGGGCTTGACCTTTCTGAGGTGTCCGACCTTACCTCACTCGTGCTTATGGCTCCAAAGGAGTCAGATGGCGGCACGGTCTGGCACGTAAAGCCGACGTTCTGGCTGCCTGGTGACGCCTTGCGCGAGAAGGCCAAGGCCGACCGCGTGCCGTATGACGTTTGGCACAATAACGGTCAGCTTGAGACAACGCCTGGGCCAACGGTCGACTACGAGTTCGTAGCGCATCACCTGCGTGGCCTGTTCGATACCTTGGATATCCGCAAGATTGCCTTCGATCGCTGGAACTGGCGTCACCTGAAGCCGTGGCTGCAGAAGGCGGGTTTCACCGAAGAGCAGTTGGATGGCGATGCTGCGGTATTTGAGCAGTTCGGTCAGGGCTTCGCGTCAATGTCTCCGGCACTTCGGGATCTGGAAAGCCTGATCCTGAACCGGAAGATCGCTCACGGCGGCCATCCAGTTCTCACCATGTGCATGATGAATGCCACCGTGAAGCCGGATCCGAGCGGGAACCGAAAGCTCGACAAGCAAAAATCGCGTGGTCGCATCGATGGCGCCGTTGCACTTGCGATGGCTGCAGCGATGGCCGGCACATACGAGGGTGCATCGGCTGTGTACAGCCCTTGGGATGACCCGGATTTCAGCATCACAAAGGCGGCATAATGGCTATAAAAGACTGGTTCAGCCGCCAAACGGCTCATAATGCGCCGGAATCGCGCGCAAGTCCGGAAAACGAGGCGGTTCCGGTAAGCGCGGAAAACTTTCTAGCATTCTTCGGTGTCCAGTCGGGCAACCTGCCTAATGTGACGATCGACACCGCGTTAAACGTGCCGGCGGTTTTCGCTGCCGTCGCATTCTTGTCGCGCACTCTCGCCGCACTCCCGCGGCACGCCTATCGGGACACGAAGGGCGGCGCAAAGCGCGTCGGCGGTAAGCTTGAGACGGTCGTGAACATCGCCCCGAACGACATTATGGGGTCGTTCAAGTTCTGGCAGTATTTCTGGCAGCAGGTATTCTCCGGTGGCCGCGGGCTGGCATGGATTGAGCGCACGCCGCAGGGCATTGACGCGCTGTGGCCGATGGATCCGTCCAAAACGAACATCAAACGCGTCGGGTTTACCGTCACGTATGAGTTTGACGGCAAGACCTACCCGGCGCGGGATGTAATCGACGTCCCGTTCATGCTGCAGACCGACGGCCTGAAGCACTACGGGCCGATCACGAAGGCGGCCAAGGCGATCCAGCTTGCGCTCGCAATGAATGACTACGGCAGCAATTTCTTTGCTGGTGGTGGCGTTCCACCGCTTGCTTTAAAGGGTCCGTTGCCGACCGGCGCAGAGGCCATGAAACGCGCGCAAGCGGACATTAAGCGCTCCGTCGACGCCGCGAAGAACGCAAACGAGCCGATCTTCCCTATACCGCCTGGCTATGATCTTGACCCGGTAGGGCTGGACCCAGCGAAGGGGCAGATGATTGAGGCTCGACGATTCCAAGTCGAGGAAATCGCGCGAGTTTGGCAGCTTCCCCCTGTGTTTTTGCAGGATCTTAGCCGTGCCACGTTCAGTAATGTTGAGCAGCAGGACTTGCACCTAGTCAAGCACCTGATCGGCCAGTGGGCCAGGGCGCTCGAGGATGAAATGAACCTTAAGATGTTCGGCCGCGGTAATAGCGGACGATACATCGAGCATGCGCTGGATGGACTCATGCGGGGCGACTTCAAGAGCCGTATTGAAGGCATCGCGAGGGCGATTCAGACTGCGCAGATGACGCCGAATGAGGCGCGCGCACTCGAGAATCGACCGGCAATGCCGAACGGCAACGATCTGCTTGTGCAGGGGGCTACCGTGCCCCTTGGCTCGCAGCCGACGGATGCGGGGCAGGGCGTGGCTTCATCTACGGATGAGGATCCTCCCGCCGCCAACGACAATCAAGAAGACGAGGCGGAAGCCGCATGAGTGAATTCGAGAAGCGCATTGCGCAGCAGGTTGATCTGCGCGCCGACGAAAGTGGCGTTACGACGCTCACTGGCTACGCTGCCGTGTTCGATTCGCCTACGGATATTGGCGGGTACTTCACGGAGCAGATAGCGCCTGGCGCCTTCCACGACACCATCAAGGGTGATGTTCGCTGCCTGTTTAATCACCAGAGCGGGAACGTCCTTGGCAGGACAAAGAGCGGCACGCTGCGGCTCTGGGAGGACGAGCACGGCCTACGGTTTGAAGTCGACCTCCCTGACACCGCCCTTGGCAGGGATGTCGGCACGCTTGTGAAGCGCGGAGACGTGAGCGGGTGCTCGTTCGACTTTAGGGCGCTGAAGCAGTCTTGGGATGACACGGTTGACCCGCCCAAGCGCACGCTGGAGAAGGTCGAGATCAGTGAGGTTTCGATCGTCACGTTTCCGGCATACGCAGACACCACCGTCGGCGTTCGCTCTCTAGAGGCCATCCGCGCCGAGGCTGAGGAAGCCAAGGCGGAGGAGAGGCGAAAGTCTGGAAACGCAGTAGCAGCGGCACGACGTGTTGCCAGCAAGCGTGCGGCCATGGAACAAAAGTTTCGGGGCATCCAGTCGCCAAGCGACGGGCAGGACGCCTCGTAGTCACCCGGCATAGCCGGAGGGCATGGGCGAAGAGTCCTGCCATCTCACCAGAAAACCACCACAGATTGGAGACCAGTATGTCCCTTACCGACCTGCAGGAGAAGCGCGGCCGTCTTATGACGCAGGCCCGCGAAGCCCTGAACGAAATCACTGCCAACACCGACGAAGCGCGCTCTGCTGAACTTGAGTCTCGTCACGACGCCATCATGGCTGAGTTCGACAAGCTCGAAAAGAACATCGAGCGCGAAGAGCGCCAGGCTGCCATCGAGGCTCGCTTTGCTGAGCGCCAGAAGGAAAAGCGCCCGGTTGCCGACTCCGAGGCTCGCGGCCAAGACGACGGCGAGAAGAAGGAATATCGGGAGGTATTCTACAAATATCTCGCCTCTGGTGCTTCGCTTGATGAACTCGACGCCGAAGAGCGCGCCGTTCTGAAGGCTGGCGTTCAGTCCACCAAGGAATTCCGTACGCAGACAACTGGCACGAACTCTGCCGGCGGCTACACGGTTCCCGTCGAGCTCGCCAACTTCATCGTTAAGTCGATGAAGGATTGGGGTCCGATGTACAATGAGGACGTTGCGACCGTCATCTCGACCAGCTCGGGCAACATCATCAACATCCCGACCGTCGATGATACCGCTGTGACCGCCGTCAAGCACACCGAGGGCGCGGCTCTCGGGGACACCGGCGCCAAGGATGCTGCTTTCGGACAAAAGCAGTTGGGCTCTTACGTCTATGACACCGAGTTCGTAAAGTTCTCGATGGAGCTAGCTGCCGACAGCATCTTCAACATGGAAACGCTGCTCGGCGCGCTGCTTGGCGAGCGCCTCGGCCGCATCGCCAACCGTGAACTGACGGTCGGCGACGGCACTGGCGACCCGAACGGCGTTGTTACCGCCTCCTCGCTCGGCAAGACGGCAGCTGCGGCCGCTGCACTCGCCTCCGACGAACTCATCGACCTGCTGCACTCGGTCAACGCGGCTTACCGTCGCTCGCCGAAGGCTCGCTGGATGTTCGCCGACACCACGCTCGCGGCTATCCGCAAGCTGAAGGACGGTCAGAACAACTACCTCTGGCAGATGGGCAACGTTCAGACGGGCGAACCTGGCACGCTGCTTGGCTACCGCTACGAGATCAACGACGACGTTCCGGCAATCGCCGCATCGGCGAAGCCGGTCATCTTCGGCGACTTCTCCAAGTACTTCGTCCGTAAGGTCGGCTCGCCGGTCATCGGCGTACTGCGTGAGCGATTCTGGCCGGATCTTGGCATCGCGGGTCTTATCCGTTTCGACGGTGAGCTCGGCGATACCGCGGCGGTTCGCCATCTGGTCATGGCTGCTTCTTAAGGTTGGATATAGGCGGTAATCCGCCTATATATGTTGTGTTCGGCTAGGGTAGCTCCCGAAAAGCGTGCATCCACACGCCTGCCGAACGCCTACATTGGATAAGCGAGAGGGATACTTGCGATGGAGTTACTTGACAGGCGCAGCGCGCCTAAACGCGCGGATACGTGGTTTGTTTACGCTCTCGTAGATAGCCGCTCTCCTGATGAAATCAGGTACATCGGCATCACCAATGATCCTCGAAGGCGATTGGGTCACCATTGCAGCCAATCGCTTGACTCACACACGCGAAAAGCGAGGTGGGTTGCTAAGGTTTTGCGCGACGGCGGCGATGTTTTGATGAAGATAATCAACCGAGGCTTGTCCCATGGAGAGGCCAAGTCGGTTGAGATGGATCTTATATCCACACATAGGTCAGCGTCAGGGTTGACTAATCTAACAGACGGTGGAGACGGAACATCTGGTCGCGCTTATAGCGCTGAGACACGCGAAAAGATAGCCGCAACGCGCCGTGGTAAGCCTCTGTCAGAAGATGTGAAGGCTGTGTTGCGTCAAGTCAATACAGGTAGGACTTCTCCAAACAAGGGGAAGGCCCTCTCTCCTGAATGGCGAACGAACATCAGCATTGCCGGCGCACGAAGGATGAGTAATCCTGCGGTTCGAGAGCAGATGCGCGCGCTAAATCTCGTCCGATACGCGAACGACAACGAGCGAGAAAAGACAGCCAAGGCTACGCGGTTGGCGGGGCCTCCCGCAAACAATAAGTCGGGTTTTAAGGGCGTGTCGTTCCACACAAAGACCGGCAAGTGGTCGGCGCAAATTAAGCTGGAAAAACAAACACACATCGGTCGCTACCCAACGCCAGAAGAAGCCGCACGCGCCTACGACAAGGCAGCCTTCGCCGCATGGGGCCGCGACTGCTTCCTGAACTTCCCCGATAGCGTCGCCGCTTAGGAGGCAACATGAAAATCAAGATGCTGGTCGGCCTGTCCGGCCATGAATATTCTATTGGCCCAGGCGATGAGCGGGATTTCCCGCAATCCGAAGCTATTCGGCTTATTGACGCTGGATACGCATTGCCAGTCGCCGAGGAAAAGACCGAACGCGCGGTTTCTGAACCAGCGCAAGAACGGCGCGGCAAGCGAGGCAAGAATGTGGTATCCGACGACAATCATGACGCCGGCGACGAGTGAGCCGGTAACTACAGAGGAAGCGAAGCGGCGCCTTCACGTGGATTTCGCGGACGACGATGCGGACATAGACCTACTCGTCAAGTCTGCTCGAGACCACATTGAAAAATACTGCAATGTTCGCTTCGCCAGTCAGACTGTCGAAATGAAGTGCGACGGCTTCTGCGATTTGAATCGTCTGCCAGAGGCTCCTGTCTCGTCGGTGACGTCGATCGCCTACGTCGACACGGATGGCGTCGAGCAGACGCTTGCAGACAGCGTTTACGAGTTGCGAGCCGATGGGCTGGAGGCGGAAATCGTGGCCAAGTACGGCCAGCAGTGGCCGCCGATCCGGCTCGGCTCACGCATCACTGTGACGGCCGTGGTCGGTTACGCTGCGGCGCCTCCAGCGGTGAAACACGCCGCACTTCTCTGGATCGCAGACGCATACGAAAATCGTGAGAACGCGAAACTTGAGGATTGGACGGCGCTAGATGCCCTCCTTTGCAACTTTAGACGCGGCGCTTAAGGCCGCAGGAGAACTATCTTGGCAGATATTGTCATCACGCCCGCGAGCGTGGTTCCGGGTGCCGGCGCAAAAGTAACTAGCGGCACGGCTGGCGCAACCATCACCGCAGGGCAGGTTGTCTATCTCGACAGCACTACTACTGGCAAATGGCATCATGCCGACAGCGACGCAGCTACGGCTGCCGCACGCGGGCAGGGTGCTAACGTTGGTATCGCGCTCAACGGTGCCTCCAACGGCCAGCCGATCGACGTGCTCACCGAAGGCCCGATCACGCTTGGCGCAGTCCTGACTGCAGGAACTGCCTACTACCTATCTCCGACGCCAGGCGGCATTGCCCCTCTCGCCGATCTGCTTACCGGCGATTACGTGACCCTGCTCGGGCTCGCGACATCCACGAGCGTGCTGAATCTCGATATTCAGTACTCCGGCGTAGCTACGGCCTGATGATGGCTAAGGGAGGCGCGGGACGACTAACTGAGCGCGTCTCCCTCTTCAAGCGAGGCGAGCTCGACGACGGCTACGGCAACACCGTAACCGACTGGATTCTCCAATTCGAGGCCGCCGCGGGCTACCAGCATTTGCGAGGTGGCGAGACGGTGATGGCCGCCAGACTGACGAACAAACATCCGGTCGTCGTCAGGCTGCGCACCAGCGCAGCGGCCCGTCAGGTGACCGCCGAATGGAAGCTCACAGACAAACGCACTGGCGTCGAGTACGCCATTAAGGACGTCACGCACGATGTCGATCGGCAGTACATCGACCTGCTTTGCGAACGCGGAGTCGCCGTCTGATGGTCAAAGGCGTTCGGGAGCTAAATAAAGCTGTCGCCGCCATGCCGAAGCGAGTGGAAAACGCCGCTCGCAAGGCGATGGAAAAAGGCGCCTCGGAATTGGTCGAAATGATGCGCAGGTTGGTTCCTGTGGATCAAGGAGACCTTCGCAACAGCATCGCGTGGAAATGGGGCAACGCTCCAAAAGGCGCGGTTGTACTTGCGGAATCGCAAGAGGACAGTCGCGGCCTCAAAATCACGGTCTACGCCACCGACTACAAGGCCCGCTGGATAGAGTTTGGCACAGTGAAGATGGGCGCGCAGCCCTTCTTCTTCCCGTCTTATCGGTCGCTGCGCAAGCGCATCCAGTCCCGCATCAAGCGGGAAATGAAGAAGGCCATACGGTTCGTCGGGCCAGTAACGCAGGGCGAGGCATAGGATGCGGAGTGTTGATCTATGAGCGCATCTGCCGAACTACAAAAGCTGCTGTTCACCACGCTTACCGGCACGGCAGGGATAATGGCTCTGGCTGGTGGCGTCTACGACCGTGTGCCGGCCGACCCGTATAAGGCCAAGACGGCATATGTGTCGTTTGGCCACTCAGATGTCGTTGACGACAGCGCGGACTGCATAATCTCCGGCGAACATACGTTCCAATTGGACGTGTGGAGTAAGGCTGTCGGCCAAGTCGAGGCAAAGCGGCTGGTCGACCTGATCTACAACGCGCTGCATGAGCAGGCGCTTGAGTTGACGGAGAATGCGCTCGCTGAGATCCGCGTCGACTTCCGGCGTGTGTTTCCTGATCAGGATCCGCTGATAACCCACGGCGTCGTGACAGTGACGGCCTCGATTGAGGAAGCGTGATGGCGTGGATGCTGGTTCGCAAGGAAGTGAACTGGTCTCGGCCTAAATCCAAATTCTCTTTCAATGCGAAGTCAAAGCCGGAGCCGCAATGCTTCCCGCACGACTTCGTTGAATATGCCGTCTCCATAGGGCGAGCCGAAAAGGTGCCGCCACCGAGGCGAAAATCAAAAGAAACGGGCGCGTAGCCCACTACCAAACGGCCGCCATTGAGCGGCCTTTTTATTGGAGACAAGAATGGCACGCGCCACCACTGCAAATTTCGCGCAAATGGTCCTTGAGGTCGAAGTTACCGAAGGTTCCGGCGTTTACTCGAAGCTCTGCGGCCTCACGTCGCGCGGCGTCAATCGCCAGTCGAACATGTCGACGTCCGAAGTTCCGGACTGTTCGGACGAGGCCCTGCCTGCCGCCGTAGAGCGTGCTGTTCAGTCGCAGGAAGTTACCGTCTCTGGATCTGGCGTCTGGGCTTCTGAAAGTCACGAGGTGATGCTCGATTGGTGGTACTCTGGAGCGACCAAGAGCGTTCGCATCCAGCACGTCAACGCCGCTGTCGGCGACACCGAATATGAGACCGGCAATGCTTACCTCGTCTCCATCTCCAACCAGGCGGAGCGCGGGACGAAGGTCACAGCTGAAATCAGCGTGGAATTCGACGGCATCCCGACGCGCACCGCGAAAGCCTGATAGATGCGCGGAGCAGAGGAGATAGTCTGGGCGGGCGGGGCTAACCAGTTCCGCCTTGCCATCGGCGAGTTACGCACGATTGAGCAGCGCTGCAACGCTGGCGTTTCGGTCGTGCTGATGCGGTTGCTCGGCCAGCAGTGGGGCACGGACGACGTTGTGCAGCCGATCCTACTCGGCCTGACTGGTGCCGGCATGTCGGAAGGCGAGGCCAAACGCTGCCTGGACCGCGCGTACAGCACGTCGAACCTATATGGCCTGGCAATCAACGCGGCCGCCATCCTGCAAAAATTCATCATGTGGGATCCAGACGGTGATGTGCCGGGGGAGCCGCAAGCGGGGGCGGTAAGTCAGACCCAAACCCGCTCCCAAACGGACGCACCAAGTGGTCAACCTACTACGGCACAGGAGCCGTTCTAGGCTTCACTCCGCGCGATATTGATGCCTGTACGCTCTGGGAATTCACTGCCTGCGTTCACGGCTACCAGGAAGCACACCGCACAGAAGAGGCTGCACCGCCTCCGATGGCTGATGACCAGTTGGCCGAGCTCGGAATTGCGGGGTTCTAATCGCCGGAAACATAGATCGGGCGATTGTACTCCAGACACTGCTTATAAAGCCGCTTGAGATTGTCCGTGGACTGTGAAGGCACGCGGGTATCACAGGCGGCTTTCAGCGCCGACTCCTCCGCTGCGCGCCTTATTTCTGCGACCCGTTGAGCGTTCTGAGCTTTATCTCGAGTAATCCTTACGGCAATCGCCTCGCGCATCTCCGCCTCTTGATGCTCGGCATACTGTTCATAGCCATAATGCGCGCTCACGGCGATCACGCATGTGCACGCTATTGCGCTTAAGATTTTCAGCCAGTTGTCCATGGCCCCCTCTTTTTTTGCGCACTATCGCAGATTGCAGTGCGCCCGTCCATACAGGTGATTGATGGCAGCCAACGACGACACCGCGCGCCTGCTCGTTTCCATTGAGGCGACGCAGGCGAAGTTCGAAAAGCAATTGTCCGCAGTCGCAAAGGCAGCCGAGCGCGCTGCCCGCAACACTGAGAGCGCGTTTCAGGGTGCCAACGACAATATCGGCAAGTCTTTTGAGGGTGCCGGCCGAAGGGTCGAGCGCTCGATGGGATCGCAGCGCGCCGCTGTATCGAACCTTTCCGCGCAGCTTAACGACATCACCATGCAGTTGGCTAGCGGCACGTCGCCGTTCACCGTAATGGTCCAGCAGGGGTCACAGGTATCGCAGGCGCTTCAAGGGAGCGGCGGGCTTGTCGGCGCTGTGAAGACCCTTGGCGGCGCATTTGCGCAGATGGTTAACCCGGTATCGCTAGCGTCGTTCGCGCTTATCGGTCTCGCCGGATACGCAGTTCAGTACTTCACAAGTGTCGGCGACGGAGCAGAGGAATCCGACAAGGCGCTGAAGGCTCATGCCGACTTGATTGCCGCTGTCGCGAAGGAGTGGGGCGACGCAGTTCCTGCTCTCAAGTCGTACGCCGAGGCGGCGAAGGAAGCGCAGAACATCTCGCAGCTTCGCGAGGCGACAGACCTGCACATCGACGACATTTTCAAGCAGGCTCGCGAGCAAGTCAAAGGGCTGAGCATCGACATCACGGCGGTTGTCGCCGATCTTCGTGCCGCGGGGGCCGAAGAGGAAAGCATTCTGAAGATCCAGGATGCTTTTAACGCAGTTAAGACAGCGATCGACAGCGGCAAGGACTCGACGAAAGAGACGCAGGCACTCACCGCTGCACTGATCAATGAGTGGCTGAACAGCGGCGTCTCCAGTGCGCAAGCGTTTGCCGGCCAGATACACAACATTGCGCAGGCTTTCGCTGAGTACGCGAAGCAAGCAGAGGAAGCCCGCAAGCAGGCCGATGCTGCAATTCAGGCCCGACGCGTTGAGGAGATGCAGCGGAACCTCCCCGGCAATCTCGGGCAGTTGTCTCCGATATTCTCCGGCGGCGGCCGATTTCTGAATGAAGCGGAGGCGATGAACGCTCGCGCGCAAGAGCGTGCGGCTGATTCTGCCGGCAAGGCTGCCGACTCCTTCGATGGACTGAATGACGCGGTTGGCAAGTACGTCAACAACGTCGTCAAGGCGGAGAGCGGCGGGAATGCCAACGCCAAAAACCCGAACTCGAGCGCTACTGGCGTTGGCCAGTTTATCGAGTCCACTTGGCTCAATCTGTTCAAGAAGCACTTCCCCGACCGTGCGCAGAGCATGGCTGACTCGACAATTCTGGCGCTGCGCAGCGATGCTGAAATATCGCGGACGCTGATTGAGGCGTATGCGCGCGAGAACGCCGGCATACTGCGGCAGGCTGGTGTGTCGGTAAACGAGGCGGCGCTGCAATTGGCGCACTTCCTCGGCCCTGGCGGGGCGGTTTCGGTGTTGACAGCAAAAAGCGGGACACCCGTTTCGCAGGTTCTTGGCTCTGACGCTATTGCGGCCAATCCGTCCATCTTGGGCGGCGGCGCTACCGTCGACGACGTCATTGCCTACGCGCAGCGGCGAACTCAGGCGGTGCAAGGCGAGACTGCTGCGGTAACCCAGCTGAATGACGCGTGGGCTGGGCTGCGCGCACCGACGGACGCGCACACACAGGCGGTCAATCAGCAGTCGCAAGCGTATCAGGACTTCGGCCAGATCGCACAGACCGCATTTCAGGGGCTGGCCAACGCGCTGGCCGACGGCAAGCTTGAGGGCAAGGAACTGCTGCAGATCGTTATGCAGATCGTGCAGCAACTTTTCAGCATGCCTTCAGCGGGTGGTGGTGGTCTGTTCGGCGGCGGTGGGTTTGGCGGGATCCTTTCGGGGATATTCGGATCAATCTTCCACAAGGGCGGTGTAGCTGGTGGACCCGCGCCGCAGCGCATGGTCTCGCCTTCGACGTTCGCAGGAGCCAAGCGCTACCACACAGGCGGCGTCGCTGGTCTCATGCCGGGAGAGGTGCCTGCGATTCTGCAGCGCGGCGAGGTTGTCTTGCCTCGCGGGACTAAGGCGGGTGGGGCGCAGGGCGTGCAAGTGCAGGTCGGAGTCAGCGTCGACAATGACGGGCAACTGCAGGCTTACGTCAAGAGCGTTAGCCAGCAGGAAGTGGCCGCATCGGCGCCGCGGATATTAGGCGCCGCAAATCAGCAAGCTCCTGCTGCGGTTGCGCAGCATCAGCGAACGAAGGGTGGGGCGGAGTGGCGCTAGGAGCGGCAAATGACTGACATCATCGAATGGCCACTCTGCGTCCTTCGCCCACAATCCGCGTCCGCGAATCTCGTGCCGTTCTCTCGCTCCGGCGGGAGAACGCTCGGCGGCATAGAGCCATCTACTCGGACGGACCTCGGATTTTGGAGCATAGAATACCAGTCGATCGTCCTCCAGAACCGCAATCGTGATCAGTGGCAAACGTGGAACGCGATTCGGCAGAAACTCGGCGGGCGTCCCGGCCTGATCGCCGTTCGCGTTCGCTCGTCACTGTCCGCGCCGTATGTCTCCGGCAGATTCGAGCCGGTTATTGAGACGGACCACAGCGACGACAGCCCGTTTGACGACGACACGCCATACACGCAGGGCGCCATTTCGGTCGTTACCGACGGCGTGACTGCGGTGGGCGCAACGTCGATCCGGCTGCGCATCATCAACGCCGACGCCAACCTCGTCGGCGTGCGCTTCAGCTACAACCATGCCCTCTACGAGACCGGGCCGGTTACCGCGGTGGATGGCGACATCTGGACCGTGCCGGTTTCACCGTCGGTGCGCGAGCTCATTCCTGCCGGCGCTGATCTCGAGTTCGATCAGCCGACGTGCCTATGTCACCTGGCGGAGGACCGCGGCATGGACATCGACCAGAACGCGGTCGGGAAGTTTTCACTGCCGTCTGTCTCGTTTGTCGAGGCGGTGGACTATTGGAATCAGTAGGGGAGGGCGAACATGTACAAGGTTATTGACCTGATAGAGGACGACCGCGTCACCGTCGAGTCCGCCCTGAACGAGTGGACGGCCAAGGGATACGACCCCTTCCAAGTGATACGGCGCGCCACCTATAGCTGGCGGCTGATTTTCCGCCGCCTCGACGGGGCGAACAGCGGGCCGGTAGTCGATGTCCATTAAATCGCTGCGCATCCTTTGCGACGTCGTGTTGCCGGAGGAGACCATTCGCGTGTGGGATGGTACAGGCGGCACCTTCGTCGACGGCGACGGCAACTTCTATCGGCCGGCGCAGTTCACCGAAGACGCGCTGCAGTCGCTAGAGGCGGCCATCAACGGCGAGGCATACACTCTCGCCCTGTCGCTCATATCCGTGAGCCAGTCGGCCGCGGATGACATCTGGGAATATGACGAGACGACGAGCGTGCAAGGCTCGCCGTTTGTCGTGAAGTTGCAGATCCTCGACGAGGACGAACAGCCCGACGGCGATCCGATCGTGGTGTTTACCGGCGAAATCGACAACCTCGATGTTGCCGATGAGTCCACCGCGGACGGAATCAAGTCGGTCGTCAATCTGGAAGTCACGAACCGTTTCACGCTGCGTACCGTCACCAACGGCGCGGTTCTTTCGGACGTCGACCAGCGGGCGCGGGCAGCTTTGCTCAATCCATCGGCGGCGGACGACGAGTTCTGCAAGCGCGTGCCGCTGATGCGGGATCAGACGATTAAATGGCCCAACTGGTAGCGGCTGACGCACCTCTTGCGGACAGGCTAGCCGCCTTCCTCGCCGACAACAACGCTCGCCCGTGGCAACCCGGCCAGGTGGATTGCTGCATGGCGCTCGCCGACTGGGCGGTGTGGCTTGGCCATCCTGACCCCGCCGCACACCTACGCGGCGCCTACGACAGCGACGAAGGCTTTCGCGGCATCATAGCGGCTGCAGGCAGCGTCCCCGCGCTGGTGGCCAAGTGTGTGCCTGCCAGCGGCAAGCGCATACAGCACCCGCAACGGGGCGCCATTGGCGTCATCGGCAGTCCATCAAACATTCATCGCCAGTTCGGCGCCATCCATGACGGCAGTGGATGGCTCGTGCGCATGCACGGCGGCTTCGGCCGCATGACGGCGAAAACTCTTGCGGCCTGGGAAATCCGGTAGCCGCGGACGCGGAGTTACCAATTTGCCAGGCATCATTGAGACCATTTCGCTGATCGTGTCTTCGCTGGCGACGACGACGGCCCTTGCCAACGCGCTCTACCTCGGCACGTCGGCGCTGCTTTACGGCGGCATCGCGGCCGGAGCTCTGGCGCTGCAGGGCGCGTTCGCCTCCAAGCCGGCGGTGCCGAAGCCGGATGACGGCAGCTACAACTTGAAGCAAAGCGTGCCGTCTCTGCCGTACGTGTTGGGTCGCGTAAAGAAGGGCAGCGACTACGTATTTCTGGAGGAGAAGTCGGGAACCGCCCACCACATCATGGTGTGGGCGGGGCACCGCATCCATCGGTTCGTGCAACACTACCTGCACGACGACAAAGTCACGCTGAACGCAAGCGGGGGCGTCACCTCACCGGGGCACTACGACAAAGACGGTGTAAGCTTCGTTCACATCAAGACGAAGCTCGGGCTGAACGCCGAGACTGCTTATTCCGATGTCGTCACGGCATTCCCGACTATTTGGGACAATAACTGCCGAGGCGATGGCCTCGCGTCCGTCTATATGACGTGCAGGACTGTCGATCAGAAAGACTTTCTGGACGTCTACCCCAACCAGATGCCGGAGCATTCGGCGGTTGGCGACGGTGCATTGCTTTACGATCCGCGTAAGGACAGCACGCAGGGCGGGGTGGGGGCGCACCGCTACAACAATCCACTGACGTGGGAGTTCTCGAGCAACCTAGCGCTTATGCGGCTTTGGCATCTCTGCCACCCCGTCGGCGGCAAGATGGCTTACGAGAACATGTATCTGCCGGATTGGATCAACGCCGCGAACGTCTGTGACCAGAACGTCACGAACCGCAGTGGCGGCACGGAGAAGCGCTATCACGGCGGCCTCTGGTTCCGCGCCAGCAATGACCCGATCGAGGTCGGGCGCATCATGGACGAGGCCGCAGAGCTCGTTGTCTACGAGCGAGCCGACGGCAAGATCGGCGTTCATGCCGGCGAGTTCGTTACGCCCGACGTGCGGCTGGAAGCCAAGAGCATTTACAGCATCCGCGTCGACAAGAACAAACGCCGCGCCAATACGGTGCTCGGCGTTCGCGGCCGCTACGTCAACACGGCCAAGGACTACATCACCGAAGATGCCGCGATCTACGGCGACCCGTATGCCGTCGTTGACGACAACACAGAGCGCACGCGGACCTTCGACAATGCGGCGATCCAGAGCCACAACCACTGCCAGCGCAAGCAGAAGCTGACGTTTGTCAGGGCGAACGCTCGGCGCGTCTCGGTGGTCGCGGACTACACGGCAGACGGCGTCAGGGATATCCCTTACCGGCGCTTCGTGACGGTTCACTATCCGTCGCGGGGACTGGCTGAGGCCGTTGTGGAGATCACGTCCAGCGTCACGATCGATCTGCGCAATATGCGCATTTCGTTCTCGGGCATTCTGGTTGATTCGAGCCTGTACGCCTTCAACGCAGCGACGGAAGAAGGCGAGCCTGGCGAGTCGGTCGAGCCGCTGCCAGACGAGGGCGTTCCGACGCCTACTGGCTTCGTTCCGACAATCCAGACGGAAGTAGTGTCGGGTGGCGCCACGGCGGCATTCATCAATGCGACGTGGACCTTTGTCGACGACACGCTGACTTACGAGCTCGAATACGATCGCACCAGCGGTTCGACGGGCGTGCAGTCGGTGTTTTCGGAAGCCGGCGCAACGCAAGTTCGCTCCGGCTATCTCGTCGATGGCGAGGAGTACCGCGTGCGCTTGCGGGCATGGGGCGGGGGCACGAAGTCGGAGTGGACATCGTACGTCAACCTGACGGCCACGGCTGACCCAGTTGCGCCTGGTGTGGTTACCGGTGTGTCTGTAACGCCATCGGCGGGGCAGGCTGAGTTCCAATGGACCGCGCCGAACAGCAGCAACTATTTCGCCTGCCGCATCTACATCAACACCGTCGACAACCTGGGAACGGCAACGCTTGCGGCGACCGAATACGGGCCGCCGAGCGCAACCGACTTGCGCGTCGTTACATCGCTGGCGGCCGGCACCTATTACGGCTGGCTTCGGTCGATCAACCCGTCGGGCATTGCCGGCACGGCGGTCGCGACTGGGGCGTTTGTTGTGACCTAGTGCGTTGAAATAGCACCGAAATCTAGTTTTTTTAGCCCTAGCCAGCGCCGGGGCTTTTTCTTTTTATGGAGAAGACATGGCGACCGCAGCAACCGTGTTTCGCGATTATGAAACTGATGGCGTACCGGCCTCCGGTTCCCACAAAGTCAAGAAGTCAGACGTTCGCCAACTGCTCGGCGAGTACGAGTCGACCATCAATGCCTTTCTGTCGAATGGCGGGCTGATCTACACGAGCAAGGCGGCTATGGACGCCGACCTCGCTCACGGCGCCAACTCGTCGGCTTGGGTCATCGGCGATGCGACCGTCGCCAACAACGGCATCTATCGCAAGATCGGTGCCTCTGGCGTTGGTTCGTGGACGCGCGTTGCAGACCTCCCGTTCTCGTTCATCATTGCGAGCGATACGGGCGCAGGTACTGCGAACGCGATTCAGGCAACGACGAGCATTCCGGTGTCGTCCAGCGCGCTTGTCTGGATGAACATCTTTGAGGCCAACACGGCTTCGCCGGTTACCGTCAGCTTTAATGGCGGATCCGTGCTCGCAATCAAAACCAACAGCGGCAACGACGTCGCGCCTGGTGGCCTAGTCGCCGGCATGATTGTGATGGGCATCGTTTCCGGATCGACGTTCCGACTGGTGAGCGATCAGGCGAGCTCGGCAGTTCTGGCTGCATGCGAGGCTGCCAGAGATGCGGCGATATCGGCCGTACCTAACCAGTTTCCGGCCACGCGCGCTGCACTCAAAGCCATAAACACCGTGACGCATACGGCGGCCTATTTGCGCGAAGCTGGGCGGGAAGGGCAGTTTATTTGGAAGACTGGAGATTATTCTGCCCGGATCGCCGCCGATCCTCTTGAGGGGATATATATCAAAGCGGATGCGATTGCGGCAACAGCCGGCGCATGGGTCCGTCAAGGCGGGTGGGCGCTGCAAGGTGGCTACGCCGAATGGTTCGGCGCTGTTGCCGACTACAATGAAGCCGATGGCAGCGGCACGGACAATGACGCGGCAATCAACGCGGCTCTTTCGCTTCTGCCGCGTGTGTACCTGGCTGGCGGCTACTACCGTATCGCCAACACGGTTAACGGCCCGAGATACAATGCACTCGTCTATGCCAATGGTGCGCAGAGCATGCCGGTTGGCGACGATACTTACTTCACCACAAACTCGCGCGCATGCTTGGTGCCTCGCAACCTTCCGAGGACGCATACGATCAATTCCATGATCACTCAGTGCGAGCTGTCTGGCGGCCTTCTCGCGAATCCGAGTGCGGCCGAAAGCTACACTGCGAGCAGTGCCGGGAGACTGGCCAACTACCGCATCATGGATTTCACGAACCAGAACGCATCCGGAGCGACGAGGGCGACGCAGCGCGCTGTTTCGATCGCCGTTAAAGGTGCTCGCGGTTTCATGATGGATGGCGTCAGCATCCGCACGACCCGCGCCAACGGGAATTTCGTTTCGCAAGCCGCCGATACGGACTTCGGAAACCAGTGCGACATCGGGTTCCTTGGTGAGAATGCGTTCTTCGGCACACTGAAGAACGCCATCATCACTTGGGGTTTCCGAGATTCGGCGGTCCTGCTTATCACCGATGACGTAACCGGAGACAGCCCCGACTATCATCCTCAGACGGATCGATTCTTCATCGATAACTGCTTTATCGAGGGTCATTGCAGTCTAGCTGTGCGTGGACCGGACGCCGTTCGGATTTCCGCCGTTTCGGCTACCGAAATTCGGGTGAAGTGGTTCAAGTCGCACCGGTTCGCCTCGACAGGAAGCGTGGAAGCTGACGGCGCGAACTACACGTATTCGTCACTTACATACGATGCCGGCACGCAGGAGCTCGTCTTCGGCGGTCTGAGTGCAAACCCGGTGACGGGTGGCGTTGCGGTAGGGGAAACCCTTTACCGGACGGAGGATGTTCGCACGTTCGGCACAGGCGGCGTGAGCGTCAACAACAGCTTCATCCGATCGATCTCGCATCCGTCGCTGAAGCCCACCACTGACGGGTTCTACACCGACTTCTTCCCGATGTCTGGTCGCAATATCGAGCTTTCGGGTCTAGGTGTTCGCGGCATCCATTTCAACAACTGCTACATCCACGGTCGGGAAGATATCTCTTTCTTCGCCAACGATGCGACGGACATCTTCTTCTCAAACAGCTATCACGAAGCAAAGTTCTTGGCCGCCGGCTCCGGAAGCAATGCTTCGCGCTTTGTTGCGCTTAACTCAGAGGCAAAGACTGCGCGAGGCATTCCCCAGCCTGCCGGCCAAGCTGGTCAAATCTACTTCAATTGCTGGTCGCAAACGGAAGGCGGTACAGATATGCGCCCGACATGGCGCACGTCTCCGAGCGGATACGGTCGATTCGGAAATGGCACAGGGATGGCGGACGGTCTCTTTGAGCCAGGTGCCGCTGACAACGAAGCTTATGACTATTCACAGCAGTCATCCACGCCGTACCGGGTAATCCGCTTCCCAAAGGTTCGCGACAACATCCACCCGTTGCACTTCCTGTCCGACACAAATACGCTGCGCGGATCTTTCGATAATTCCGGTCGATTTGCTCTCGGGTTTGGGTATGACACCACAACGGCGCTTACCCACTACCTGTCCGTTTTTGGCGGCTCAAACAGTGTCATAGCAGCAATTAATCAGTCTGGGACGCAAACCGCAGGTTTTCGAGGCGAGAACACGGCTGGCAGCGCTGATTTCCGCGTTGACGGAACGGGGGCGGCCATCATCCGCTCTGGGAACGTTACGCGCGCGTCATTCGCCGCGAACAAATGGAATCCCGGCGCTGACAATGCCTATGATCTCGGCACGGCGGCAACCGGGCGTTTTCGCGACCTGTTTCTCGTAAACGCGCCAACGGTCACGTCCGATGCAGACGCCAAACTCTGGATCGGCGACTTGAGTGACGCGGAACTCCGCGTCGCCAAGCGGCTCTCGGCTCTCGTTGGTGTCTTCAAGTGGAAAGACGCGATTGCTGCAAAGGGGGAAGACGCCGCGCGCATTCATGCCGGCGTCACGGTCCAGAGCGTAATCGCGGCCTTCGATGCCGAAGGTCTCGACGCAATGCGGTACGGCGTCGTTTGTTATGACGAATGGGAAGCGGCCGACGAGATCGTCAGCGAGATTGTCGATGAAGAAACCGGCGATGTAGTCGACCGTGAAGTGACGCCTGCCGTTGAGGCGGGGCATCGGTACAGCTTACGGCCGGATGAGCTGTGGGCGTTTGTGGCGGCGGGGTTCGAGGCCAGGCTCGCGGCCTTGGAGGCGGTTATCGGGTAAGGCCCACGGACTTCCTCTCCTCGGCCATAGAAACCGCGGCATGCTCAACGGAGCATAGCCGTCCCGTCTTGGGGTCCGCATACCGGGACAGCATCACCCAGACGACATGAAAGACTTCCTCGACGGAGCGCTTCTTGTTCCGTCGAGGAGCCGGCATCATGTCTTTTGTTATGCCCCAGCCGGCATAGTATGGGACGCCGAAGCACGTCACCGGCTTCCCCGCCATGACTGCCTCAAAGCCCATGCCCGAAGACACCGTGTAAACCTCGCCTACGGCTTCAAACAGCGTGTAAGGGTTTACCTTCTCCTCAATGATTTTCAGTCGAGGGTTGCTAACGTAAGGCCCCAGATTGCTGCTAACGGCGGACAGCTTCCCAGACGTCATGGCGTCGGGGTGTATCTTGACGATAACCTCGGCGCCCTCCTGATCGAAAGCGTGCTTGAGCATGGCCGCGAAGTCCTTCTGTCCCGCCAGAGCGCCGGAGATCGATGCATCCCCTAAGCGCTGATCGATGATCAGAATGCGACGGTTCGTCTCTGCCCCAGCGATGCCCGCCGGCAGGATGTCCGGCGCGTCATTGTATTTGGAGACCTTGTTTTTGACGATTATGGATATCGCTCGACGTGCCCGCCGCATCTTAAGCCAGCCAAAACTTTCGTCGGAGTTCAGGATCGTTTCGGAACGCGATGGCTTGCTGGCGTCATAATAGAATCCCAGATCATCCATGATGATTGACCGTCCAGGCTCCCTGGACAAGCCAATGCCAAGCGAGCGAATGAAACCGTCTTCGATGAAGGCAAGAGGCTTGCCTAGATCCTGCGCGAGTCCCCTCAAGCGGACCTTGGAATCATCGGTCTCAAGGATGCCCCACTGAACAAAGCCGGCGCACTCCTCTCCGTGCGTATGGTGTTTCGGAACGACAAGCTGTTCGGCGTTGAGAAGAATGGGCAGGTGCTTGTTTGTCTCGTTCAGCCATCCGGTTGACGATATGGCGACCTTCTTATGTTTGCGGAAGCCTGGACGAAGGCAAAAAGCAAGACTGTTCATGCGGCGCCACCCCAATGGTTCGGTTGAAGCGGGGTTCTTAGCACACCGAATAGGCACAAACCAATAAGTAGAATCCAAGGGATTGTGACTTTCCCCCGCCTCACCAGCGGGGTTTTTCTTTACCCACCACCACACAGGAGACACCAATGGATCGCGCGAAATTCTTCGCGGCGGTGCGCTCACCCCTGTTCGCCGGAAAGATGTCCGAGCGGCAGGTGCAGGGCGTCGACGCGATTCTGGACGAGGCAGAGCGGCGCGGCACACCGTTGGCGCATCTGGCTTATATGCTCGCCACGGCGCTGCACGAGACGGCCAGAACAATGCAGCCGATTGCCGAATACGGCAAGGGCGCGGGCCGCAAGTACGGCGTCAAAGGCAAATACAGGCAGGTTCCGTATGGGCGCGGCTATGTCCAGCTAACGTGGGATTCGAACTACGAGCGCGCCGATAAGGAGCTTGGCCTTGGCGGCAAGTTGCTGCGCGACTTCAATCTTGCCATGCGGCAGGACATCGCTGCCAAAATCATGTTCGTCGGCATGACCGAAGGTTGGTTCACCGGCAAGCGCTTGGCCGACTACATCGGCGCGAAGGCAGATTACGTCGGCGCACGACGGATCATCAACGGCACAGACAAAGCCAAGACGATCGCCGGCCATGCCGCTGTGTTTGAGAGGGCGCTGAAGGCTGCGGGCTACGGCGCGCGGGTCGTCGTCCCCGCAAAGCCGGCAGCAAAGGGCGGCTTCTGGGCGGCGCTTGGTCGCTTCCTGCTTGCGCTCATCCGGGGAGGCAAGAAATGACCGTTTGGATTCGTATCGCTCTCTACATGGTCGCGGGCTGGCTTTACGGCTCCGGCTACATCGGCGAGGAAGTCAAATCGATGATCACTGATGACCCTGCCGTTGCCGGTGCTATCGAAGCTGGTATTGCGCTTCTTATTGCTGCAATCCCAACGACGTGGTGGCGGTGGGCTAGGAAGATGGGGCTGCCGACGTGATCGCCCTGATTTCCTTCCTCATTAAGATCGGTCTCAGCGGAGTGGTCGAGCGCGGCATCAAATTGATGGAGCGCCGCGCCGAACTCGAGGTCGACAAAGAGAAGTTGCGTACCGAGCTGACCGCGGAATACATGCGCCAGGTCGTTGAGGAGACCCGCATCATGGCGGACTTCAACAAGGCGAAATTCTCCTTTCCGTGGTTCTGGATGTTCGCGGCGCTGTTCGTCCTGCCGCTTGGCTTCTGGTGGTCGGCCGTCATCCTCGACGGCACGTTCCACTTCGGCTGGAATGTCGCGAATCTACCGACGCCAGAAATGCGGCAGTGGGCTGGCGACATGATCAAATGGATTTTCTACGTCGGTGGCGGCGTTGCTGGCGTCAAGGCGGTGCTGAAGAGATGACCGGCGCAGAGATAATGGCCGTAGTTGGCTTCATGGTGATGCTTGCCGGCGCTGGCTGGCGCGTGTGGGCGCGCGTTGAAGCGAAGGTGAAGGTCGCCGAAGACAAAGCTGACCGGGTAGCCGCAGATCTGGCCGCCCAGCGCCTTCATGTTGCCGAAACGTACATCACCAAGCAGGGCATGCGGGAAGCGACGGAAAGCATCATGGAGGCGATCAGCGGCGTAAAGACCGCCGTCGACCACATGACGCTGCGCGTTGATCGCATCGTTGAGAATCAGGCGAAGCCGCGCGCATCTGCGCAGCGCTAATAAAGCGCGGGCGCGATTCGCTTACTAACGCCTACCGATAATAAAACAACAAAATGCTGCGGTTCCTTGCCCCTCCAGAAATGGAGGGGCTTTTTTTTGTGTTCAGCATTCTTGTTCTCATTTTGTTCTGACGCTATTTCTGGCCTATGGTCGAGACGATTGGCGAAGCATTCAGCCTCGGATGGCAACTGAAAGCACGGTGCGCATACGGCAACCGCGAAGGCTTGAAGTCGATTCGCCGCTGCACATGGACCTACGATCTCGACATGCTGACGCTCGTTTCTACGCGCGGCAGGGACTTCCCGCTTGCCATGTTGGCGTCGAGGCTGAGGTGCCCTCGGTGCGGCTCGCGGGCCGTGTCGGTGGTGTTCGTGCCGCCAGGCGAGGGCGATAGGCGTCGTGGCGCTGCGTAGGTGCGGCGGTGTGCTGTGGAATATTGCTTGACAAATTTGTAAAACACCATTATGGTCGTTCATTGTAGGCGCCGACCAAGCGCCTGGCCGTGGTCCACCAAGCCACGCAACCACCACAACGGCGCGACGCGCCAGAAGAGGAGGCCGGTATGCTCAGACGCATAATCCTTGGCGCATCCATCGCTGCACTTTCTGGTGCCGCTGTGTTCTTCGCGCCGACCGCAGCCGCATATATCAACCGCCCGCACACGCCGCCCGCCATGACGGTCGCCATAGAGCGCGCCGCCTATGCCGCGCCAGTCACGGACGCCGCGACGGTCCTCATCCAAAGGCCGAACAGCAAGGGAACTGGCTTCCACATTGGCGGCGGTCGCATCATCACCGCGGCTCATGTCGTCGACGGTGCACGCACAGTTTCCCTCAAGAGCATCGACGGACGCATCTCGTCGGCGACGGTCGTGAAGGTCGATACCAAGACCGAGATCGCAATCCTTCAGACCCACATGCGACTGCTGCCCGCCGAGCTCGACTGCGGCACAGTCCCTGTTGGCACAGCCATAAGCGCCATCGGCAATCCGCTCGGCCAGGAATTCATCACTGCCTTCGGTCGCATTGCTGGCGCTCCTCGTGCGATGCCGCACGCAAAGTCGGTCTACGTGACCGACATGACCACCGTCATGGGGCAATCTGGCGCCCCTGTGCTCGCTGACGGTCGCGTCATCGGGGTTGTCTCCGCCGTGATGCTAGCGCCGTTTGAACTGGTCGGCAACGTGGCCCCCGAATCCGGCATCTACGCAAGATCGCTCGTCGGCTTTGGCTACGTCGTGCCGTCGGCTGAGGTTTGCAAGATGTTGGGCGGGGAGGTGGCGTGATGCTCTGGGTGTACTTCCTCATTGCCGGCGGCTTCATGGAGGCAACGGGCAGGTTTTGGCTGTCTCTGGCATGGCCGGTGTACCTCGGAAAGATGATGGGCCAAGAGGCTATCAAGCGGGGTGTTTTCGAATGACCGCTCTCCCCAAACTCATCATCCTAAACACCATCTTCGCGGCCGGCGTCGTCACCGCCACCATGCTCGGCTACACGCAGTTCGTTTTTAACGGCGACGGCTCGTATGTCTCTTACGTGATCGCGGCCATTCTCGCGGCTAGCCTTGTCGCTGCATTCGCGGGCCGCCGTAGCCACCTGCCGCAAGCCGCATGGCTCTGCGAAACGCTCGGCTTTGTCGGCACGCTGGTCGGCATCACGGTCGGTCTGGCTGGCGTTGATGTCGGCTCCCTGCAGTCATCAGATGGCGTCATTGCGGCGGGCAACTCGCTGTTCGGCGGCATGGCCACGGCCTTCTGCTCCACCATAACCGGCGCGCTGGCCATGCTTTGGCTGTGGGCGGTTGGTCGGGTTGTGGGTGCCGACCGTGCTTAAGCTCGATGCGCTGTTTAACTTCCTAGGGGTGCTGATGTTTTTCGTCATCACGCTCCTAGCCCAGATCAATCCGCCCACGGATCCACAAATCACGCCACCCGGCAACCTCGTCGCCTCGGCGGCGTGGCCAGCCGGTGCCATCGACGTTGATCTCTGGGTCTCCGCCCCTGGCGACAAGCCGGTCGGCTACCCGAATAAGAGCGGCAAGGTGTTTTCGCTCTTAAGAGACGATCTCGGCACATCCAACGATCTTTCCGCGCTTAATTTCGAATCTGCCTTCACGCGCGGACTGCCCGACGGCGAGTACGTCATCAACGTCAAGTGCTTCGGCTGCGCCGGCAAGGTGCCGGTCAACGTGGATGTTGAAGTGCGGCTCGTCGAGGGCGGCGTTGTCTGGACTGGCGTTGTCACGCTGGTCGCAGAGAAGCAGGAGCGCACAGCAATACGGTTTCGCCTTCGGGGCGGCAAGGTTGTGGCGGGGTCGGCATCGTCCGTCTTCAAGCCGCTTAGCAATGGAGGGGTGTGATGGTTGATTTGTTTGAGGAAGTGACTGTAACGGCAAGCCTGTCTGCCTGCCGCACATACCGATACCGCCTGGATAGGGTTTGGAGTGAAGCGGAGCCAAAGGTCGCATTTATAATGCTAAACCCTTCGACCGCAGACGAGCAAAAGGACGACCCAACGATTAGACGGTGCATCGGTTTTGCGAAGTCGTGGGGTTATGGCGGGATTGTCGTCGGCAACTTGTTCGCTCTGCGATCGACCGACCCGAAGGCGCTCTACACCCACGCCGACCCGATTGGCCCGGATAATGACAAGTATCTATGGGACATCGCCAACGACTGCCATCAGGTCATTGCAGCTTGGGGAACCCACGGCGCCTTGAACAATCGAGGCCACGAGGTGGCGCACATGCTCAACGGCACCAATCTATCAGCGCTCAAAGTGACCGCTGGAGGCTTCCCCGGCCATCCGCTTTACATCGCCGCATCGACGCAGCCGAAGGCATACTTCGCGACGCAAAGGGTTGCCGCATGACCCACTCCCTAACCCTCTGGCTCGCCTTCATCATCGCCGTCGGCGCTACCGCCTACTTCGGCACAAGACGGCAGGCCGTCGCCTTCGCCCTAGCCGCCGCGCTAACGCTGCCGGCAGCCTTCCTGCCGCTTAGCTACGCAACGCCATTGGCTCCGCCACCAGGCAAGCACGCGGTGCTAGGCGCGCGGATCGATGTCGACGTGGCGATCTATGTTCTCATAGACACCCCGGCCGAGCCACGCCTCTACCGCCTGCCGTATTCCGCAGAGGCAGCCAACCAACTGCAAGCCGCACAAGACGGCACGGCAGACGGCGAGGGTGGCGTTGCCTTGCGCGTAGGCCAAGACGGCTCGCCGGGGTTCTCCGAAGACAGCGGCACGCCTGAGCCGCCGAAGCAGGCAGAAAGGGCGTTGCTGCCATGAAGATCCAAATCGAATGGCTATCCGATTACAGCGACTGCGAAACGTGCGGCGGGAACTACGCCGACGGCGCACGCGTGACGATCGACGGCGTCACGATAGAGAAGCTGTATCTTGAGCCGGTCGCGCATTGCTACGGCGGCACGCACTACGGCCGCGAAGACGTGTTCAAGCGGATCATTGAGCACTTAGGACACACCGTCGAGGTCGATCCATGAACGAACTCGCCTGGGAATTAGCAAAAATCGCCATGTGCGGCGCTGCGGCGTTCGCACTGATCTGCGCCGTTTGCGCGTATGGATGCTATCGGCTGGGGCCGGAAGAAGGGGACGATTGAATGATGCATATTGTTGATAACGGCGGGGCGGCATTCCCGTTTCAGGAGAAGCTGGGAGACGGCACTCATTATCACAGCCATGAAGGCATGACGTTCCGACAATATGCCGCCGTCAAGGCTCTTGCAGGTCTACTGGCCAATCCGTCGCAAATGACCTGCATCGAGGAGGTTGCCAGCAAGCGCGACAACTCCGTTCAGGCGGTCGCCGCATACGTGGCGATGTCCTACGCCGACGCGCTCATTCGCACACTGAAGGAAACCGAATGAACCTCACCACCGAACAACTTGAGGAAAGAGTCGCCGCCTATAAACTGCACGGCAGCCAACGGCTGGCCGCACAAGCGCTAGGCATCGGCAAGTCGACGATGGGCGATAGTCTCAAAGTGGCCGCGGAGCGTGGGATGTTGGGGACGGATCCCGTTCTTCCCGGCTACGCAATCAAGTCGATCGCCAGCAAGACGGCGGATGGGGCTTGGATCAAGCAGACGAAGGCGGCGGGGGAGGTGTTCGTCACTCCAGAGGGCTTCACTCCCAAGCGCATCTCCAACCTGTCCGACGGCCAAGGCAGGACGATTGCGAGATGGGATATCGTCGAGCCCGATAAAGCGCAGCAACTTGCCGCAATGCGGGCTGTGCTGGACGGATTCAAGGATGAGCTTCCGCGGGCAGCGGTAGTCGCTGCTCCCGCGCATACCGTCGACGACCTGCTCAACCAGTACACGATCACGGATCATCATCTGGGCGCGCTGGCGTGGAATGAGGAGACTGGCGGCGGGGATTATGATCTTCGCATCGGCGAGCAACTGATCATCGATTGGTTCGCCGCAGCCATCGCGCAATCGCCGCCAGCCAAGCGTGCCGTCTTTGCGCAACTTGGCGATTTCCTCCACTATGATTCGTTCAAGAGCATCACGCCTGAGCACGGCCACCTGCTCGACAGTGACTCGCGATATCCGAAGATGGTTCGGGCTGCTATCCGCATAGTGCGCAAGGTTATCCGCATGTTGCTCGAGAAGCACGAGCAGCTTGACGTGATCATGTGCGACGCCAACCACGATCCGGCCGGCGAAGTATGGCTGCGAGAGATGCTGGCCGCTTTCTACGAAGACGAGCCACGTGTGGCGGTGGACACCAATCCAGGCACCTATTCTGTTGTCGAGCACGGCGACGTGTCGCTGTTCTACCACCACGGCCATAGACGCGGCGTCAAGAACGTCGACTCCATTCTTGTCGGCAAGTTCCGCAAGGTCTACGGACGCACGCGCCTCAGCTATGCCCACACAGGACACAAGCACTCCGACGAATTGAAAACCACGGACCTTATGAAGGTCGAGCAGCACGAAACACTCGCCGCGCCCGACGCCTACGGATCCAACTGGCTGTCTGGTCGTAGCGCCAAGGTCATCACCTACCACAGGGACTTCGGCGAAGACGGGCGCGTCATATTGTCGGCAGCACGAGTCATGGGCGCCGCCAAGATGCAGGCAGCCAACGACAACGTTCCGCAAGCCAAGGCGGCTTAATCACCACAGAAGGAGACGCAGCGAATGAATCTGGAAGCAATCAAGGTTCCGACCAACAGTCAGCTAAAAGTGGCGGGCGAGATGACCAAGTGCGGCATCTTCACAATAAACGAAGTGCGCGCCGTTATCGGCTTGCCACCTCTTCCATATGGACACGGCTTGGCCGTCATCGGCCGCGTGCCAGAGTAACCACCTGCTGCCGGCTCACCAACCGGCAGAAACCACCACAGAGGAGACAACATGAACTACGGACAGGCCATTGAGGCCATGAAGAGAGGCGGCGCTGCACGACGCACGGTCGGCAGCCTTGTGCGGATCGTAGAGCGCGGCACGCCGCTTGAATATATCGAGATCGTCGAGGCTGGCGTGGGGCGCAAGCCTTACGTGCCGACGGTTGCCGACCAGCTTGCCGAAGACTGGCAGATCGCGCGGGCTCCGGTGAAGGCGGTGGCGGCATGAGGCCGTCCACGCAGGCAATCCATGCGCCGAAGCCGCCAGGCAAGGGCGTTATAACCTCCCCACCAAAAACTTATAACGACGTCGCCGCCGAGACCTTCGGCCCGCTCGACAAGTACGTGCCGGCGAATGATAACGCGCCGCAAGACGAAAGCGGCGCATCTTCTGGGTTTGGGATATCTGCAATTGAGGAACGCATCGCTGCGGCTTTCTCCTATAACCCGGAAACTGGCGACATCACTCGACTATATGGCCAACATGCGGGCGTCGTCACTACGACGTGGCCGAATGGTTATGTGAGGGTCAATTTCGAGGATCAATCCTACCTCGGACATCGAGTTGCGTGGCTGTTACAGACTGGGTCGTGGCCTGAAGATGAAGTCGATCACATAAATTTGGTGAAGGACGACAACCGCTGGCTAAACCTTCGCGAAGCGTCCAGATCAGACAACCTCGGAAATCGCGCGGCCTACTCCAACAACAAGTCTGGGCTGAAGGGAGCGTACTTCTCTAAGCGCCTCAACAAGTGGCAATCGTTCATTCAGAAGGGAGGCAAGCACAAGTATCTGGGCCTGTTCGCAACGGCGGAGGACGCACATGCGGCTTACATGGCGGCAGCCAATGACAATTTCGGAGAGTTCGCACGAGGTGGCGCGCCTGTAGAGCGAGTTGGTCAATGGATGCAAACCTACACCGGCCGCAAGTTCTGGCCGATGGATCCGCGCGCCGACGAAGTCTTCATCGAGGACATCGCGCACAGCCTGTCGCTGCAGTGCCGCTACGCTGGCCACTGTCTGCGTTTCTACAGCGTCGCCGAGCACTCGGTGCACCTTGCTCGTCATCTGCGCTGGCAAGGCGTAGACGTGGCGCTCTGGGCCTTGCTGCACGACGCAAGCGAGACATACCTCGTCGATGTCCCACGCCCGGTCAAGCCACATCTCGCCGGCTATAAGGACGCCGAAGCAAAGGTGATGGCGGCAGTGTGCGAGCGTTTCGGTCTGGCCGCTGAAATGCCGAAGCAGGTGCATGATGCCGACAACCGCATCATTGGCGACGAGCTCGTGAACCTCGCACCCATGGAATGGCACGCGCGCTACACCGACCCGTTGGGCGTCAATATTCGGTGCTGGTATCCGGAACAAGCCCGCGAAGAATTCCTGGCTACTTTCGAGGCGCTGATGGACTGCAGGGCGAGGGGGATGGAGTGAAGAGGCGCGCGATATTGATTGGTGCAGCCGTGTTGTTGTTGCCAACAACCGCAGATGCTCGGGGTTGCTGGCGCCCGAACGGTTGGTGCAGAAGGGCGCAGCGGCGACGCGAAGAAGACCGTCGCTCTTGGCTGCCGCCTGAACATCGAATCCACGAAGACTCGATGCGCCAGAAACTAGTCGATGACCAAGCGCGGCGACAGAAGCAGTGGCAAGAAGAGCGCGACCGCGAGAACAGCAAAAATAACCGCATGCTTTTAACGTTCGGCTCTATCGCAGGAGGAGTCACGGCTGCGGTTTTCGCCGCAGTATACTTCATCAGGAGGCAGACCACATGACCGACGGCGCGCACCAATTCCACGTCGGCCAGCAGGTCGTCTGCATCGACGACAAAGTGCCGATCGAGGGCGGCGCCGTTGTCAAAGATGCGGCGATCACCGAAGGCCAGGTCTACACGCTTCGGTGGGTAGGAATGGCCACGCACTACGTCTTCGGCACGTATCTGGGAGTTAAGCTGGAAGGCGTCGACAGCAAGTTCGGCGAGGCATGGGGCGTGAAAGACGCGCCTTTCGCTGCTCGCCGCTTTCGCCCGCTCGTGCAGGACAGACTCGGCAGCCTGCGCGCCTTGCAAAATCCAAACCAGCCGATTGCACCCGCGCCTGAAGAGCCGCGCCGTAGGGCGCCAGTGAAAGAAGAGGAGAAGGTATGATCGACAGCGACAACTGGTCACCATGGACGGCCAGCGGCGACCTTACGCACGTACCGCCGTATCTGGTTGGCGAGCGCCCGCTCGACTACGGAGAGCACCCCGCTCACGTTGCGCGGCTTCGTGAAGCAGCCAACGACAACTACCCGCGCCTGGTGGCACTCACTGGCGCGGCTGGCAGCGGCAAGTCGGCGGCGACCAAGTTCCTCGTCGAGCGGCACGGCTACACGCTCGTGAAGTTCGCGGGTCCGTTGAAGGACATGCTGCGCGCTCTTGGTTTTGACGACGACGAGATCGAGGGCGAGCTCAAAGAGACACCGCTGGAAATGCTTTGCGGCAAGACACCGCGGCAAGCCATGCAGACACTTGGTACTCAATGGGGCAGGGACTGCATCGGCGAGGACTTCTGGATCCGCATGTGGCGCTTGCGTGCCGCCATGGTCGGCGGCCGCGTAGTCGTCGACGACTGCCGATTCCCCAACGAAGCAGAGGCCATCCGCCAGCTAGGCGGCATGATCATCAAACTGGAGGGCAGGGGCGGCATTGCCGGCCAGCATGCCAGCGAGGCAGGCTGCGGCCAGCATGATGCGGTTGTCACGAATGACGGCGGGGTCGTCGACCTTTACGCCAGCGTCGAGCAGGAGGTGCGGAAGTGGGCGGCGTGA